TACAGCGGGAAAAACGAGGATATCGGCAACAACCTCGACGGAATCGACATGCGCGAGTCGCACTTCGGCCTACACATGAGATTTTTCATCGAGCAGTTGCACCGTGTGCTCGCGCCGGGTGCATTGGCCTGCATCCACATCCAGCAGCTGATCGCCACGAAGGTGCAGCACGGCTACATCGGCCGCAGGGACTTCCGTGGTGCTGTCGTTGACCTGTTCACGGCCGGCGGATTCGACTGGACTGGCGAGGTCGCGATACCCAAAAACCCACAGGTCATCGCCCAACGCCAGAAGCTCCACAGCCTCATGTTCGTGACGGGGAAGCGCGACGCGAGGATGTTGGCACCGGCCGTCAATGACTACGTCATGTTGTTTCGCAAGCCAGGCGACGGCGTGCCGGTTCCGTGTCTCTACGATGCCCAGAAGAACCCTGATGGCTGGGTAACGACCGATGAATGGATCCGCTGGGCGCGTGGCGTCTGGGATGACATCCGCGAGACCGACGTGCTGACCGGCTGGCAGTACGGGCGGGAGGAGGGCGACGAAAAACATGTCTGCCCTCTGCAATTAGATCTCATTCGGCGCTGCGTGAAGCTCTATAGCAACCCTGGCGCGACCGTGCTCGATCCATTTATGGGTATCGGATCTGTCGGTTGGGTGGCCATCGAGCAGGGGCGCAACGCCGTCGGATTCGAGCTCAAGGAGTCGTACCACTCCCAGGCGGTCCGTAACTGCGAGAAGGCGATCGAGAAGCGCCACGCAGGCGACACCCTGCCGCTCTTTGCCGCACTGGACGCGGTGGCGGGAGGGTCGGTCTAGTGGCTCGCTATGCCGAAGGGACGACCGTCTCGATCGAATCCTCGCAGGCCGAGATAGCACGGCTGATCGTCCGGTTCGGGGCGAGACGGTTTGTCAGCGGGTTCGATGAAGACCAGCGGCTCGCGATGGTGCAGTTCGAGGCCCACAACAGGCGAGTCAAGTTCCTACTCCATATGGCGGATCCAGCGAGCCGCGACTTCACCCACAACGCTCGTGGTCAGGTCCGCACCTCGACACAACACAACAACGCCTACCAGGCCGAATGTCGACGATTGTGGCGCAGCCTCGTGCTGGTCATCAAATCCAAGTTGGAATCGGTCGAGTCCGGGATCGAGACGTTCGAGGATGCGTTTCTCGCCAACATCGTACTGCCGAGCGGAGAGACAGTCGGCGAGTTCATCGAACCGCAGATCGCAGAGTCATATCGCACCGGTCAGATGCCCCCACTACTCCCCGGCGTCGATTCGTCCGTCATGGCCGTGCCCAGTGGGCAGGATCGCCGCTCATGAGTGCCCGGCAATCGCTGGCGCTCGGCGCAGCCTATGGAGTGGTTATGTCGATTCTTGGCGTGACACTCGCCGGATTCATCGTGTTCTGTTTGCTGGTTGCGCTGGCGTCCACTGTCTATCGCTACTGGGTTGGAGAGGACGACGGGCCGTGGTTCTGAGAGGAAACCGATTCTTTCGGTACGAGGTGTTCAACGGTACCTATCGCCAGCGGACCTTCGACACGCTGGACTGGGCGCGCGAATACGCGCGGGAGTGCCAGCGGCTGTCACGTGATGAGCGTTGGCCACTGGGCGCGCACTTCATCGTGCGGCATCAGGGCGAAGTCGTGTTCGACGCCACGGAGGATCCCGCGCCGACAACCGAGGACATGCTGCTGAGCCTGCATCCCCAGCGACGGCCGGTACGCGCTGCCCTGGCACCGCGTCTCGATCGGCCGATCAACGGGCAGTTCTTCATGTTGGTTCTGCTGCGCTCGGCGCTGTGCGCAGCAGCGATCGGCACTGCGCTTGGAATGCTGATCGGCTGGATGCTGAAGCCAGCCTCCACAGAGACAGGATCGCGCTAGATGAGTGGCTTTCGATTTCGCAATGGCTGGCATGGCTGGACCCACAACGACGGTCGGGGAACGCTGTTCATGTGCCCCGAGGACTACACCGGCGATGTCCGCAACCGCATGATCGGGTGGGAGATCGCCATCCCTTCGACAGCCAAGACGCTCGGCGTGAGCTTCACGGTTGACGATGAAGCGACCTTCGGGCTGCACCTCGGCTACGCAGCGTTTTTCCTCAGCATCGGCCGCTGGCGACGAGCTTATCGACGCGAGGTCGATGCGTACCTGTCATGGTCGTACGGGTTCTCCGCCACGCTGAACCTCTGGACAGACTCGTTCGATTCGTCGAATCCACGGCAGTGGCGATGGTCGCCGTGGCGACTGAAGAATCGACTCTTCGGCAAGCAGAAGCGGACTTCTGAACACCTGTCTGTTCATACCGTTGACATCATGATTCCGGGCGATCCGACTCCGTACCCCTGCCGTGTGACGCTCCAGCGCTGGACCTACTCTCGCCCACGGTTGCCGCGCAAAACGGTCATTCATCATGCCGATGTTGAGGCGTTGTCGAAGGGCGGCATCCCATACGAGGGCAAGGGCGAAAGCGCCTGGGACGTTGGCAATGACGCGACATGGTCTCTGGGCTGTCGGGCGCAGACGGTCGGAGAAGCCGTCGGCGCGATGGTCGCGACCATCGTCGATCGCCGACTGGAATACGGCTGGGAGTTGCCTGTCGCTGAGCGGGTGCGCTCATGAAGGTGCCAACCCTGCATGTTGGCGTCTTCGTCGGTTCGTTCGCGACGATGGACCTGCTCCCCAGCATGTGGGCGCTGTTTCCATTGGCGATCGCCGGCGTATCGCTGTCAGTGTTGCTATTTGCGAAGTGGAAGGGCATTGAACTCGATGACTGATATCATGGTCTTTGGGACAACTGACGAGCGCACGATGCAGCAGGCGCTCGACGTCAGCTCGCGAGCGCTGCATGTCGCGCTGATGGCTGACAACCACCTCGGCTACATCATGCCAATCGGCGGTGTGGCTTCCTACGACAATCAGGTGAGCGTCGCCGGCGTCGGCTTCGACATCGGCTGCGGTAACCTCGCTCTGCAGCTCAGTGTCAAGTGGGAAGAGGTCGCCGATCGCGCTAGCGAACTAGCCGATGAAATTGCATCGTCGATCTCATTCGGAGTCGGTCGCGTCAACACTACCGACGATTCTGCGCTTCGCGATCACGACATCTTCGACGACGATCACTGGCACATCGTGCCAGCGGAGCATCGCGAGGCGTTGCGCGAAAAGGCTCGGGCACAACTCGGGACGGTCGGGTCCGGCAACCACTACGTCGACATTTTCGAGGATGAGAACGGCTGGACCTGGGTCGGCGTCCATTTTGGAAGCCGGGGACTGGGACACACGATTGCATCCAATTTCATGGCGCTGGCGCAGGGCAAGCCGTGGGGAACGCGGGTGCAGGAAGCTGAGGCGCTGCTGAGCCTGGATACGGACCTCGGTAGCGGCTACTGGGAGATGATGGAACTGGCCGGCCGGTACGCCAAGATCGGGCGCGAGTGGGTTGCCCTGCGCGTCAAGGACATCATCGGTGCCGGCGCTGCCCAGATCGTTCACAACCATCACAACTTCGCCTGGCATGAGCATCACCTGATCGATGGCGAACTGCGGCCTGTAGTCGTAATCCGCAAGGGCGCGACGCCTGCATGGCCCGGCGAACGGGGTTTCGTCGGTGGCTCGATGGGTGACGCTGCCTACATCATCAGCGGCGCGTATCCATCGACTGAAGGAACCAGCCTCGACCTTCAGCGATCGGCGCTCTTCTCGACCGTCCACGGTGCTGGCCGGGTCATGAGTCGATCGCAAGCCAAGGGCAGCCGGCCGAAGTTCAACAAGGAGACAGGCGAGCGTCGGCAGGCCCGCAAGGGGCAGATCACGCGCCAGATGATGAGCGAGTGGACGCGAGATCGCGGCGTCATCGTGCGCGGTGGCGACGTCGATGAGAGTCCACACTGCTACCGCAGGCTTGATGACGTGCTGGCAAGCCAGGCTGGGACGATCAATATTCTGCATCGGCTGGAACCGCGCATCGTGGTCATGGCCGGCGCGAACGTCCGCGATCCGTACAAGGACTAGCCTCAAGCTTCAGGAAAGGAAATCTGAGAGTGGTAACGATACCCGAGAGCGTGTCCATTAGCTCCGCTGAGGCGAAAACGTATGGCGGACTGCCCGTGCGATTGACGCCACTCGTAGGCAACCGCTATGCCGTTGATACCGTCGATGCTGTTGGTACCAACGTCAGGATCGGCTACATCGCCGATGCGGGATTCTCTTCCTATCGCGCGAGCGATGGCGATTCCCTCGTGTTATTCGGCAACCTCGATGATGCCGTAACCTGGCTTGTCAACCTATACAAGGCGCTCTCCAGCGACCCGATGAAGATGGTTCTGCGAGACGTCGCCGACGAACGTCGCCGGCAGGACGAGATGTGGGGACAGTCGCTGCACAAGCCACAGGAATGGCTCGGCATCCTCACTGAGGAGGTCGGCGAGGTGGCGCGCGCCGCGAACACGATCCACTGGCACCCCAGCGATGAGGCGCGCCAGCAGTACCGCAAGGAGTTGATTCAGGTCGCGGCCGTCGCGGTGGCGGCCGTGCAGGCGCTCGACGCCATGCTCGCTGACGGGGTTGACGGCTAGCCGCCGGACAGGCTCGCTAGCGACAGAGAATGAGGACATCACTGATGTGGATTGAAGAAATCTGGGACACCACTGGCGACAGCGTCATGGCTTACATCACCGAAGGGCACCTGAGTCGCGATCAGCAGTTCGAGATGTTCGGCAAGGTTGTGTCCTGGGGCGGCGAGAGTGGTGAGGCGCCCGAAGATATCGACAGGCTGCTACCGCCTCGGCACGCATGGATCGCGACGCGCACGTCTGACAAGGATCCTGACTTCCCTGAGCTATTCTTCGAGGTTTCCCCTACTGACGATGATGCTCGGCCGTACACGCTGATCGCGGTCGACGGCGAGTGGAAAGTCCCTGAAGCGGCTCCCAGCCCCTTCGAGTATCACCCTCGCCCGGACACCGTCATGGGTCGCATTTCTGCGACCTTGAACACCTACCAAAATGATAGGCAGGATGGTGTAACTGCATTGGCCTGCTGGTTTGAGGCGCAGGACGTACAGGCGTTGTATCGCGTCGCGAAGGCCGGTCAAGCGCTGGAAGACCACCGGCGATCGCGCCCCGAGCCACGCTATCCGCAATGGGTGGCCCGTCACGCAGCGCTCACCCTGGCACTTGCTGCGGCGCTGGCGGATCTAGAGCGGAGCGGTTCATGACGACGGGCTCAATCTCGACACGCGACATCGTCATGGTTGGTGAGCCGGGTTGTTACCTCGTACCCGGACATCTGGACGACAGCCAGATGCTCGGAATGCTGCGGGCCATCATGGACCTATCCGGCGAGGGTCTCGACGGACTCTCGATGCCGCGCCATACGTGGATGCGTGTGACGGCCGCTGAGGACAACGGCGGCGGATTCGACGTTCTCTACGCAGAGGTTCGCGAGAACGACGAAGGCGCGCAACCGTCCACGCTCGTCGCGGTCGAGGGCTACTGGCTATCGCCTGATGAGCGTCTCGAAAACGAACGCCAGCGCACGATGTTGGCGTTCGCGCGGACGTTCGCCAGTGACGATCCGGTCAGTCGCGGGGAGTCAACCGCCAAGCTCGGCGGTTGGGTTTACAGCTGCAGACACTGCCATGCGGCAGCTGAGAAGCGGCAAGACGTCATCCACACGGATGGATGCCGGTGGCTGCATGCGCGCCGGTTGTTCGGCCTCGACGTGCCGTGATGTATCTCACTGGACCGGCCGACTCCGATGTCGAGGAGCGCCTGATTGAGGCTGGAGCCGGCCTGATGCTGAACCCCGGCTCGGGCTACGCTGCGGCGCGTGTCGACCACTACGCCGCGTTCGCACTCGACAACGGCTGTTTCTCGGCTGGCGAGTCTTTCGATGCCGAGGCGTGGCTGCACTGGCTAGTGCGGTACACGCCTCACCGCGCAACGTGCTTGTTCGCGGTCGCGCCGGACGTTGTGGCCGATGCGGCCGCGACGATCGAGCGATCACGGCCGTGGCTGAAGGTCATCCGCGCTCTGGGCTTCCCAGCGGCGTTCGTCGGGCAGGACGGACAGGAAGACCTTCCCGTTCCGTGGGACGAGTTCGATTGCTGGTTCACCGGTGGCAGCACCGAATGGAAGCTGAGCGAGGCTGCCTATCGGCTGGCAGCCGAGGCGAAGCGGCGCGGCAAGTGGGTCCACATGGGCCGCGTCAACTCATGGCGACGCTTTCGAGCTGCAGCCGTGAGCGGATACGACAGCGCTGACGGAACCTTCATCGCCTTCCACCCAGAGAAGTGCGCGCGTCTCGTCGCCAGTTGGCACGGTCGGATCCGGCAGCAGCAGCGCATGGCCATGTGGGAACAAGAACGGAGCGAACCGTGATGAAAAACTACCCGTTCGCCATCGGCGGGCTACTCGCGTTGACGATCATCGTGCCATTGGCGGTCTACTTTGGGTCCGGCTCAGAGGATTTGGCGAATGTTTCATGGCTTGTCATATGGATAGCCGTATTCGTCATCCTCAAGGAGTGCGGCAGATGACCGCACAGGACAAGTCCAGCAGCGAGCTGAGCCAGCTGAGACTTCAGGCTGAAACGTTTCGCCAAATCACCCTGGCCAGTGATGCCGAGACGATGGTGCCGATCCCGTTGTCATCGCTCGACAAGCTACTCGATATCACGCTCGGTCTCGCAACCAGCGACCTGATCGAGAGCCACTTCCTGTCCGAATGCCCATTCTGCGATGCAAAGCCGACCGGCCACGTCTTCGATCCTGACTGCGGGATCGTGCATGAGCCGGGTTGCGAGCTGCGGATTGCCGACGAGATGTGTACCGCACCTGACGAAAAGGACGACAACACAGAATGACGAAGTTGAAGAATCCGTTCCCCTGGACGGTCGAAGGAGACGAAAGCGGATCGCTGATCTGTGACGCCAACGGTGTCCAGTTCGCCTGGTTCGCTGACATCGAGGTCGCCAACCACATGGTCGAGTGCGCTCAGCAAAGCGAGATGTTCAGCCATCTGACTGCGACGACAGCTTCCGCGATCGACTTCTTCAACGCAGCGCAGGCGTTCGTCAGTTCTCCGTCGTTTCAGCAATTGAGCCAGGCAATCGACGAGCTGAGCGAGGCGATCGACGCAATCACGGCCGGCGGTGATGAGTCATGACGAAACCGACGATCACCGCGATCTGTGAACCGTACGAAGGTCCCGAGGGTGACAAGCGGATGGGCTGTCAGGTGTTTGTCGACGGCCGTCTGATGGCCTTCAGCGATTCGACATTGACGGATCCTGCCGAGGCGCGCGAGGCGGCGATCGTTGGCATGCGCAAGACGCTCGCAGAACGTGTGCGCCAACCTCTCGCCCCAGACCGTGCCCTGTGGAAGGCCGAGCGGAGGGCGCGAATCGCGGCTGAAGTCACACTGGCGGACGTCGCCCGCTATCTCAACGCCACTCCAGGGACGGTTTCTCGCTGGGAGCATGGCCTGACGGAAGCGCCGGCCGGCAAGCTCGAAGCCTATCGAGAAGCGGTGCATCGTCTGTCATTTCGCTCGCAGCAGGACGCTGCCAACGATGATGGTCCGTTCGCCGTGTATGACTGCTACTGCCTCGCCTGCAGCCGCCGATGGGTCGGTGTCGCGCCAGTCGCATCTGAGACGCACGATCTGTGGTTTTGTCCATCGTGCGACACGCGGACGGCCACATGGTCAGCCTACCCTGACGATGACGAGGAGGACGGCCGGGAGAGCGCTGTATGAGCTACCCGGCCGTCGCTCGATGAGTCGCAAGGGTGGCTGTCGCGAGCGCCAGATCATTTACGGTCTGGATCACATCCCGCACCAGATGCAGGTGTCCGGCATCCGAAAGCTGCCGTCCGGCGAGCTGATCGGACGAGTCAAGCTCGCCGGCATGATCGAGGTGATCCATGTCACCGGCCGGAAGTGGCGACGGCGAGATGGCGCGCCGCCAGGGTCGCGACCGTGCTGATGTGGCGCGGTGTTTGGCTAGCCATGCACCATCTTCGGCGAATGTCTATATGTCCAGCATCACATTCGCTGCAATCAGCAATTGCTTCGCGCGATGGCTCACTTGGCGTGCCTCGTTCATGGGAACAGTATTCGCTCTGACGACTGAAAACGTGTGCATTGCCTCGTCAAAGGTCTTGGTTTCTTTACCTGGTTCCTGTGGAATGTAAACGACCTCGATATCCACATCGGGCCGAATGGACACGCTATGTCCTGAAGGGATGCGAAGATTCCCTCCGTGCTCGCGCAATTGGCGTATTGTCCACGCCCACGCCTTTATGTCCTCTAGTAGCTCGCGTTGATCTCGTCTTTGCATTGACCACGTCTGAGTTAACTGGACAGCGCGGCCATTCAGCACTGCGAAGTCGAGTCTTGTGTCGAAACTCTGGCTCTCGACAGTCGAATGTTCGGCCAGATGCTTACCGGGCCGGATCCGCTCAGAAGCGTATGCAGATTTGACTGCAGACATGGCGGGTAGCTTCGATGCCAGGGGATTTCGATCTGTCTTCAGATCGACGATAAACGTGTTGTAGACGAATTCAACTGCTTCACTCAGTGAATCAGCAACAATCGGTGCCGGCCTTGACAACTGGATAACATGCCGCATTCGAGAGGCCATCTTGTCAAGCCACTGCTCAGAGACTGAGTTCATTGTGCGAGATGTGGTTGATCCTGCCTCTAGAGACGATTCCCATTCGTCGATTTGCCCCTGTACTTCGGACACAAACGACCAAATGGAGGGAGAGGCCCCCCGGTCATCGAGGCGCATTGCTCGGCTCGGATTATCTACAATACGAACCGTCCACTCGTACGCCTTGTCGCCACCGGCGATTACACCAACGTTTATGAACTCACCGCGAGCGGGGTCTGGCACGAATCGAATGATGCTATATAGGTATCTCATGTCGCGCCCCTAAACCGCGACCGCAGGCGATTGGCAACTCCCGCGGCTCGGGCTTCTAGAAAGAACCCTACGGTCTCAAGCTCCTCGTCAGTGACTGGCCATGTTGACGGAACTGCCGACAACGCCTGACATATCTGACTTCGTGTAACTGCTTCGATCTTGCCAGCGACTGTAACAGCCGTCAAAGCATCAATGTCGCCAATTCTATCGTCCAACTCGTGCGGTTCGTCGACTGCGCTGAGGAGGCTGGTAATCGACCAATCTGGAGTGCCTGGCGGAAGATAGAATCCATGGTCGTGGCTATAGTAACTGTAGTCATCGGCAGGGACTTCGAGCCACTGCGCGTCATCGCCCCAGCACCAATCGTATAGAGCCATGAAATAGCAGTGTCGAGTGCGGTTATCGTCTTTGCGCCGATTGCCCAGTACGTAGGTATCCCGAGCTCCGGAGATTTGCTGGGATCCGTGAGCGATACCAGGTTCAAGCAAGCGGTCTGCCATGAATTCCCAGTCGGAGCACTCCTCGGTGATCTCAATGAGCTTTACCGAACAAACGGGCGCATCAATCAGCGTTCCAATCCGACCGACGATCTGCTCGGTAATTGGCACGCGCGGCGACTGTTGATTGTTTAGCGGTTTGATCCAGTAGCGGTGTCCGTCATTTCCCGCTCCAAGGAACGGACAGGAGCCGCCCGCATGTGCCTGAGAGATAGGTGCACGCAGTGTGACTTCGACACCTGAATGTCTCCGGGAATGGAGTATCCCCTCCCATTGCATTCTAAGATCGTTATTCATTGCCAGCGCTTTCAAGCGACCATAACATCCGTAGGCACCAATACTTGGTGCTTGGCTCTTTCTTTATCCCTCGCACCCCCACCCATCCTTGTTGCCGTCGAGTCTGTGCGGATCAGGGCTCGGCACGTTCCACAGCACCCTAATCGGCTTCTGTGATGCTGAGAAGTCCGAGCAGTTGAGATCCGGCGGTGGCGGCGGGATGCAGAAGTCCGGGTAGCTCGGATGGCACGACGCAGATGGCGGTGGCGTGGCGGTCGGCTGTGCCGGCGGTGGTGTTGGTGTCGGTGGCACCGGCGTTGGCGTCGCCACGCAGCCATTCCAGAGCCCTCTGCCGTTCGCCTGGGCCTCGTGCTGCGCCTCTGCGAACTGCTGGCTGTGTGCAACGTCCGGCGGGTAGGTGCTGGCATAGGCGTAGCCCTGCCGCACTAACCAGTCATTCACAAACGTGCCGCCAACGTAGACGTAGCGGAGCAGCCTGCCGTACTTGTCGGTTTCGCTCACGTCCTTCTGGAGTGCGACGGTCTTGCCCTCAATCAGTTGCTTGGTCGCGGCTGATGCCTCTGGTCCGTAGCACTGCACACCACCGTAGACCTCGGGCGTGTCGATGCCGATCATGCGGATGCGGTACTCAACGCCGTTGAGCATCACATCGAACGTGTCACCATCAACGACGTGCGAGACGACACCCTGCTCGCCGACCGGTGCAGGCTCAGCGCCGCCGTAGCGCCACTCGTAGTAGTGCTGGCCGACGTTGCCGGCCTCGACCTGCCAGGCTGGATCATTGGCCGGGTTGTAGGTCAGGCAGCGGCGCTCAAAGCACTGGACCAGTAGATCACGCTGGATCCCGCCGACCGCGACCGATGCCCAGTACGCCTCGGTGATCGGAAAGCCAGTGGCATAGAACGGGTTCTGGAACAGCGGCGCTTCGAGCTGCTGCCCGCCTTCATTGACCAGCCCCGACGAGTTCATGAACGCCCAGAATGGCGATGCGACCGTGTGGTTGGTCTCGGAGACATAGGTTGCCGAGGTCGCGAGATAGCCAGCCATCGCCGGATCGTCTACCACCGCGCCAGTGGAGCCGTCGACACGCTGCGTCAGTGTGGCACCGACGTTCAGCGGTGCGTTGCCCCGGAGCGTCGCCATGACAGCGTAGGTCAGCGGATCGCCTGGATCGCCGGCGACGTTGACGTTGGCGGGCTGTCGTGGCTCGAATGCGCCATCGCCGGTCTGCATCTGCCCGGTCATCAGTTCGACAACCAGCAGGCCGTTGGTCACGTACCACGGCGAGCTCTTATCGCCGTTCGGGTTTGTGATCTCCATGCGGGATTTGTCGAAGTACTGGACGGTGCGCTGACCGCCAGGAGCTTCAGCGTATGCCTCAGGCACCGCACCACTGAACGCCTCAGGCCCCCACATCCACGTGCGGGACACCGAACCAGCCGCTACCGGCTGATCGGTCCGCTGCCAGGTGCGGTAGAACGCATCGTTTGCGATCGGTGTCGCAGTGACACCAGGGATCGCCAGGCCGCTCAGGACAAGCCCAAGCAGCACGACGAGACGCATAGTCCGGCTGCGCATCGCCTACCTCCGAGTCATGAAATGGCTATGGTCGGTACCGTACTACGGACGTTCCCGACACGCAATAGTGCCGTCTACGACGCTTCACCCGCGACTTAGACTAGGGCAGATTCGCTCTAGGCGACCCTAAGAGCTGGCCGATCGGTGTCATTTCCCTGGCTCTTGTGGCCAAGTATTGACATTCTGACCATTTCTGCGCGATCGTGCCGTCCCATCGAAACAAGTCAATAGTTCCTCAGGAGGGGGCAGGATGAGAAGCCTGTATTGGGGGGATAATCTCAGCGTTCTTCGCGAAAGCGTGCCTGACGATTCGGTCGACCTCATATACCTCGATCCGCCATTCAACTCGAACCGCAACTACAACGTGCTGTTCCGCGAAAACAGTACGGCCGAAAGTGACGCTCAGATCCAAGCGTTCACTGACACATGGCATTGGGGACCTCAGGCAGCGCTTGCGTTCGACGAGTTGATATATGACAACCGCGTCCCTCAGCGCGTGTCCGACCTGATTCGCGCAATGCACTCATTCATAGGCGAGAATGACGTGATGGCGTATCTGGTGATGATGACGCTGCGCCTGCTGGAGCTGCACCGTGTCCTGAAGTCGACCGGCTCAATTTACCTGCACTGCGATCCGACAGCGAGTCACTACCTGAAGGTTGTGATGGACACCATTTGGGGGCCAAGGAATTTCCGGAATGAGATCATATGGAAGCGCACCCCGTTTGCAGGAAGTAGCAAGTCGCGGGCGATCCAGTATCCACGGAATCACGACATCCTCCTCTTCTACACAAAAAGCGATGCGCGAACTTGGAATCGACCGACGGTTCCTTACACTCCCGAATACCTGAAGAGATTCAAGTGGATTGACGAGCGCGGCGCATATAGAAAAACTCTCCTCAAGACGTACAGCAAGGAGACGCTGGAACGGCTGAAGCGAGAAAACAGGCTCATTGAGCCTGTTCGCAAAGGTGCTATGTACTCCTACAAGCAGTACCTTCATGAAAGTAGCGGAAACCGGCAGGTCGACGATGTCTGGACCGACATCAACATGCTCAATCCGGTGTCGAAAGAGCGCCTTGGCTATCCAACCCAGAAGCCTGAAGCCCTCCTGGAGCGCATCATCCAGTCAAGCAGCAACCCAGGTGATGTTGTTCTCGATCCCTTTTGTGGCTGCGGTACCGCTATCTCGGTAGCGGAACGCCTCAACCGTAACTGGATCGGCATAGATATAACGCACCTGGCAATCACGGCGATTCGATATCGCCTGGAATCTGCCTTCCCCGATATCGAGGTGAATCTTGACGGCATCCCAAAGGATCTTGGAGGCGCGCAGTTACTCGCAGAGACAGACCGATATGGCTTCCAGCATTGGGCGCTGTCACTCGTGATTGCAAAGCCAGCAGCGACCGATAGTACGGGCAAGGCGAAGAGGGGCGCTGATAAGGGCATAGACGGATATATCTCCTTTGTAACCTCGACGCCGCGATTGGCTGGTACCTGCATCGTCCAGGTGAAGTCAGGACATGTAACGGCCGCGATGGTCAGGGACCTGCGCGGGACCATTGAACGGGACAACGCCGACGCAGGCTTGTTCATTACACTGGATGAGCCAACTACCCCGATGCAAGCGGAGTCGCTGCAGGCCGGCTTTTTCGAGTCAGACTTCACTCAGCAGCGACACCCACGTATGCAAATTCTCACCATTCGAGAGTTGCTTAATGGCGCTAAGCCTGATCTTCCCCCTCGATACAATCCCTTCCAACTTTCGACCGCACGGCAACGCGGGACGGTGAAGCAACCAGACTTGTTTGGGAGTACGCGAGCAACGGGCAATTGACATTGAGACCGGCGATGCCGGACACTCGGCAGGTTGACTACAGACCGCTGGAAGTCAGCAGTGGCTGCTCGTTGTCCCGGCGAGCAGCCAACATCTTGACGTATCAGAACACACGTTCTATCTTCATCAGAGCACCGCACATCAAAGCTGCGGGCCTCGCAGTAGGGTGCCCAAACTGCCCCGTGCAGTATCGGGTGCCTGTCTCTACCATGTAGAGGAGGCTTCGCATGGATATTCCCTCTGGCGTTGAGATCGTTTCCACTGAACGTGTATCGGAACATGTGCAGCGCATCCGCGTGCGCACTCGCGGTGCGACGTGGGCGGTTGTCGTGAAGTCCTACGAAGGCGTCAGTGGTCAGGCTCTCGGTGGGCGCGCATGGATTTCTCCCGAAGGAACCGGCATGAGTGTTGAGCGCGCGATTGAGACTGCGATTCAGCACGTACTCGCGATTGAAACAGGTCGGAGGTTGTAACGATGTCCTTTTCTCAGAATGAAGCGCAAACGATTCAGGCGCTTGCTGCAGTTGCCCAGGTCTTCTTTTCCCTCGTCGTCATCGCGTTGTCGTTCTTTACTATTCGGCTTACTGCCGCCACGGTGAAAGAGAACATGCTTCTTCGCAGAGCAGAGACGGACCCTCATGTCGCTGTGTATTGTGACGTGCCCGAAGGACAGCAGATTATCGACGTTGTCATCAAGAACCTGGGGCGAGGGCCAGCCTACAACGTCCGATGCGTATTTGATACAGCCGAAATGACCAGGTTGGGCAAGACCCTCGACGAGTATCCATTCTTTCAGCATCTCGAATTTCTCGCCCCTCAAGCGGAGATCCGGGCTTTCGTGGATGTTGCGTCTTCTCTCCTTGAGAAGCGAACTTTCACACCTGTGCGGGTGACTGTGTCCTATCGTAGTTCCGACATGCGCGCGATCACAGAGTCGTTCCAACTGGATCCGTATGTCTTTGAGGGAATACCTGTTAGAGACGATCACTCTCTTGACAAGTTGATCCGTGCGATCGACAACAACACGAAGGCTGTCAAGGCTGTAGCAGATCGGATAGACAAGCAGGCCAAGAAAATGACGTCGCAACGTACAGTGTCTCAAATATGGCTTCAGCTTACCCGTCGTAGGTGACAGCCGAATCACAGCACGTGGCCCCTGGCGTCGTTCGAGTCTATCCATCTCAACTGTCGAGCCTGCTTTAGGTCTTTGCCCTAGATACCCTTGTTTCCTCTTGTATTATCGTATCGACTCTGATACACTATATACAGGTCAGGGAGAACGGCCCCAGACCAAAGAGGAATCAGGGAAAGGACCTGAACCAATGGCAACGCAGATGACCGAGATGATCGAACACAACACCAACGTCGCCGCAGCACACATCACTCAGGTTGGCGCGGATGAATGGATCGTCCCGAGCCGCCGAGTCGTTGGCGTCGTCTACCGCGTGCGCCGCCGCGCGAACCAGACGATCTGCACCTGCCCCAGCGCCACCTATCGCGGCCGCTGCTGGCACACCGCCGAGGTTGACCGGATGTATCCGGCTCCGGCGCAGGCTCCGGCAGCGCAGCCCGAGCGCAAGCCGGTCGACAACTCGCTCGGACTGGCGCTTCTGCGCGGCCAGCGCATCGCCTAGATAATCGACAAGCGGACCGGTAGCCCGCCGGTCCGCTTCGCTTTACCACTCAAAGCGCTACCTCCTGAAAGGGTGCCGCAATGGATACCGCTATCCTCGATCGCCTGAAGAAGCTCCACGCGCTCACAACGTCCAGCAATGAGCATGAAGCCGCCCTCGCCGCCGAAAAGCTCTCTGAGATGCTCTTACGCCACAACCTGAGCATGGCGGCCGTAGAGGCTCACAGAATCGGTGCTGAGGCACGTTGGAAAGCTGATGATCGCGTTGTCGGCCGGCCGATGCTGTGGGAACAGTCGCTTATCAACGTGATCTGCCGCACGCATGATGCCCGCGTGATTGCTGACACGCGCGAGCGCACTTGGACGATCGTTGCGCCGGCGGACAGGATCGCCGCGCTGTGGTTCCTGTATGACCGCTTGCGAGCTGAGATTGTGCGTCTGTCCGAGGACGGCTGGCGCTCAACTGATGCCGACGATCGCGTGATCTTCTCAGCTCGATCCTGGAAGCGTGCGTTCGCGGTCGGCTGCGTTGCCACGATCGCCGCGCGCCTGCGAGAGATGCGCGAGCGCGTCATTGCCGAGACTGATTCTCGCGCGCTGGTCACACTCATGAGCGATACCGCCGACGAACAGGTCGCGGAGCTTATCGGCGACATCACGACCAAAGACATCAAGCACCGCAACATGCCGCGCGCCGCGATGCTCGCCGGCGAGGCTGCCGGGGAGCGCGTCAACCTCGATGCCGAGCTGCCGCACGTCCCGCGCGCGCTCACGTCTGGCCGCTAGTGCCCTGCAGAAAGGATTGCCACCATGTCCGCAATGCCGCACGTCACGCCGCGACCTGCCCACAACCTCGCGCCACTGGCCGCCAAGATGCCGACGGTCGAGCTTCAGTACGTGATCGCCGACGTCGCCGCGACGCTCGATACCCAACGTGACCTGCCGCCAAACGATCCGCGCCTGTCGTGGTTGCTCGACACGCTCGATACCTACTCTGCCGAGCTGTATCAACGCGCTTGACGCCTTGTGTAATAGTATCGATTCTGATACAATACAGGCAGGTTGGGGACGGCCCCGACACACGGGAATCAGTGAAAGGAACTGACCCCATGAGCGAACCGAACTTCGTCGAGATGTTCGCTGAGGCTCTCGATGACGAGATGCTGATAGCGCAGTACCGGCTCTACTCCGAGCGCGCGGCTGCTGACTCGGCCGACATCGCGGCTGACGGCATTCGCGAGGTTCTCGCCAAGTTGATGACCGATCGCGGACTGCCGCTGACGGACGCGGAATAGCAACAACCGGCGCGGGGCTTCACCGGTCCCGCGCTCTGATAGACAGGACAGCGACGATGACCTCTGAGATGACACACGACGACCTGATCGAGATGGAATGTGATGAGCTGCGAACGCAGCGCCTGATGACGGATGAAGAGCGCGAGGCCAACCTCGCCGAACTGGCGGAACTCCTCGGAATGACGCGCCCACGCGAAGCCGAAAACGCCGTGCGATTCATGCTCGGATTCATGTCAGATGAGCAGGTCGAAGACATCCACCAGTCGATTGTTGCGAGCCTGCCGGAAGATCTTACCGACATGAAGGTGCGGCTCGTCTGCGCAATCGTCGCCGAAGACGTCGAAGCACGTCGCGCGGCTTGCGGCCGATAGCCTGAAAGGATCCCTTGACATGGGACTCGATATGTACCTGGATCGCACGACTGCTGGCGGCGCTGAGGAAGTTGGCTACTGGCGCAAGGCGAACGCAATCCACAAGTGGTTTGTCGACAACGTTCAGAACGGCGAGGATGACTGCCAGCGCTACGATGTGACGCCCGCGCAGTTGACGGAACTGCTTGTCACGGTCAATACCGTGCTCGATAGCGTCACGCTCATTGATGACACGGTTAGCAATGGCTACACAATCAACAGCTTCGGCGTGCGCGACCCGATCCTGGAGGACGGCAAGGTGATCGCTGACCCATCCGTCGCTGCGCAACTCCTGCCGACCGCTGACGGATTCTTCTTCGGCAACGCTGACTACGATGAACGCTACGTCAGGATCCTCCAGGAAACGAAGGCCATCCTCGAACACGCGCTTGCTGATGTTGAATCCGGAGACAGCGCCGCGCAGTTTACCTACCAGGCCAGCTGGTAGCACGCTAGCACTCACCCATCCTTACCTCACTCTCAAGCAACCGGCAGCGTTCCCCACCGCCGCCGGTTGCTTAGTGGCCGGTTTCAGTGCTTGACGTATCGTATCGGATTTGATACATTTACTTCAGGCGGGAACGGAACGGCCGGACCCGGACAGGCTGAAAGGGAGCCGACATGCAGACGCAGACATTCCCCCGTACGATGACGCTGGATCCTGAGACCGTTTCGCTGTACGTGGGCGAGTTCGGATCGACTTACGAAGGCAAGACGCTTTCGCTCGTGATCGTCGCCGCTGATGAAGCGCCGGCCGAAGCCTGGACGGCGCTCGGCTTCACTGCCGCGCAAGCGCAGGACATCCACGATCGCCGCCTGATGGTTGTCAACGCGATGCGACCCCTGATGCATTACGGATACGACTACATGCCCGCTGGTGGCTTCCACAATGGCCAAAGCGTGGCATTCGAGGCCGGCCAGTATCCTGACGCGCCGAACCTGTGGGGGCGCTTCTACGCCGCTGGTGATCCAGCATGGACGCCGATTCCCGACCGCACCTTGGGCGAGGCGTGGCGCTCCGAGAATGCAGTCACCTGCAAGGTTGTGACGCTCGATGAGCTCTACGACATGGTCGCCGCTGACTACATCGAGGGCGGGGCGGCTGCGGTGCTCGACGAGTACGACAACAAGCTCGACTTCCTGCGCGATCACGACATCCCCCTGCCGCCGGCAGTCCGCTAACAGGTCCCGATTCCATACGGGCAGTTCTGAGGATTGCCCGTATTTCCCCTTGTCGTATCGTATCAATACTGATACAATATAGACAGGTCAGGCAGAACGGCCCCTGACCGGACGGCAAGAGGGAAAGGACCTCACCGATGACCAAGCGCAACCACACTGTCGCCGAAATTACCGCTCAAAGCGGTATCGCCGAAGTCGTTATCGGCAACTGCGTCGCCTGCGGCCAGATCGCCGAACTGACGCGGCGCACTGAGGACGGGCTGACCGACGAACTCGATCAGTTCTGGCTCTGCCACAAGTGCGCGACGCCGGTCATCTATCAGGTCGAAGACGGGGTGCCCTTCTAGGGCACCCACACCCGCCTGATTGCCGAACGCAGGGAGAAAGGATCCCGACATGACGACAAGCACGGACGCGACGAACGACAGGGTTGCCGAGGCACTGGCGCAGCTGGAAGAGGCCATCACGGCCGTCGTCAATGGCGACACATTCCGTGACTGGCTGGAGCTGCTCTCGCGGCTGCACTCCTATTCATGGAGCAACACGTTCCTGATCCAGATGCAGCGGCCGGACGCGACGATGGTTGCAGGCTATCGGCGCTGGCAGGACCTCGGTCGACAGGTTCGCAAGGGTGAGCGCGGCATCCGCATTCTCGCGCCGGTCGCGCGGCGCGTGAAGGTTGTCGAGATTGATGACGACGGCAACGAGGTCGAGCGCACGCGCGCGACGAAGGCCCGCCGGTTCCGCGTCGTGTCCGTCTTCGATCGCAGCCAGACCGAACCGATTGACGGCAAGGTCGACAAGTCAGCCGCTACGGAGCGCGAGACGCCGATCGCACTGCATGGCGAGTCGGATATCACACCGGCGCTGGATCGTGCGCTCGCAGCGTACCTGGTCGAGTCTGGCCTGACGCTGGAGTCTGGCGACACCGGCAGCGCGAATGGCTGGTACGCGCCGGCGACACAGACAATCCGCATCTCCGACACGCTCACTGGCGATCAGCGACTGCGCACGCTGGTTCACGAGGCTGCGCACTTCCACGCGCAACACGCGGCCGGTATCAACCGCGCCGATGCTGAGACGGTCGCGGAAAGCGCGGCGTTCGTCGTCCTGCGGCACTTCGGCATCGACGCTGTCGATTACTCCGCACCCTACATCGCTGGCTGGGCGCAGGATGCAGCCGCGCTGCGCCGCAACCTGCAGCAGATTCAGGCTACGTCTCGCGAGTTGATTGAGGCTGCATCAGCCGGTCTCGCGCTAGCGGCCTGACCGATGACTTCGGCCGGCGGGATTGCCCGCCGGCCACGATCCCACGGATGAAAGGATCCTTACCGATGACGTTGGAACCGCTCTATATGGGATGGCAGGATAGCCGACCAGGAGCGACGCCGGAGCGCCGCATAGCCGATGCTGTACGGCGATTCGAGCGCAAACACGGCCAACTGCCGGCCGTCGCGCTCGTCAACGCTGACGAGGTCGCCGCACACTCTGACGTCGCGGTCGAGGTGGCCGACTACATCCAGCCGTCCTATGTCCACGTCGGTCCTGTGCCGGCGGCTTGACGGTAGTAAGGAGCGTGGCGGATGATACCGTATCGAATCAGAAAGCATTTCTGTATCACGCTCCCCTGCTGTCCTGGATGGTCAGGTTCGGGGAATTCGCCTGGGAGGATATCCGCCGTGGATCGCTTGCGAAATTTCCTCGATCCTGAGTCCAGTTCCGGCGATCGGCCGCCGATTCGAGCGCGTGCTGAGGTTGTAGATGAGTATGACGACGAAGATTATGACGAGTATGACGATGATGCCGAGTTGTACGACGAACCGCTCCCGCGATCGCGGACTCGACGCACTGTCGCGGGCCGGCCGTCGGGCGTGCGCGGCATGCTCTACGATCCTGATCCGCCGGTTCGCGTCCGCACCGGCCTGACTCGCGGGCAGTCGCTGGTAGGCTGCTGGCTGCCGTTTGTCGGCATCGTGGGGTTCGTTGTGTTGCTCCTCATCATCGCGGTAATCTCTTCGATCTAGGAGGACCCGTGAATCAGACCTGGAATACACAGGGCGATGACGCTGAAGACGTTGATAGCGCGCTCGGTGCAGCGATCGAGCGCAGCGTCGAGGCGATCTTCCTGCGGCGTGGCCAGGCTGATCGACGGTTCATCCGCCGGCACCTGCGCACGGTGGCTGCTGCCGCTGAAGACGCTGCCGAAAAGCACCTCATCTCTCAACTAGTGTCAGCATCCGAAGTCGCCGAAGAGCTCGATATAACGACGGCATGGGTAAAGCGGCTCGCAGAACGCATCGAGGTCGGCGGCAAGGTGGGTTCATTCTGGGTGTTCCTGCCGTCCGACGTCGAGAAGCTCCGCAAGGCTGCCGAGGAATCACGGCCCGGCCGGCCGCCGGTCTACGATTGAAAACTCGACTCCGACACTAGTCGATTCGAGCTAGAGCAGAACGTGAAACGCGAGTTGGGTAATCCGCCCAACTCGCGTTTCACGTCTGGATACTAGGTCGGGAGATTTGTCAAGTGGGTTAGGGATCTAACGGATAGAACGTGTCGCATTGTGGACAAGTTAAGTGATCGTGTTCATAGTGAGATGCAGGGTACCCGCCGACATTCACATCAGGTCTTGGACACACGGAGGTCGATTGTGAGCGATTACGAGGAGTCGACTCGGCTTGATCCGCCGATGAGCGAAGAAGAGGCGGAGCACTGGGCCAATTTCTACGCGGAAATTGAAGCTCTGAAGCGAAGGCAGGCGATTCTGCGACTGAAGCCCTTCGTCCTGACGGTCGATTACGTACGGCCGAACGAAGGCATCTGCACCGAAGAGCTCTATTACTCCAGCGACTACGAAGCGAACGCGATCTTCACCAGTTATTGCCATCGGCGCGATGTGGCATTTGTGCAGCTGGCCGCATTCAAGGATGGTGGCATAGCAATCCTTGGGGAATGCCGACCGCGAGATCCGATCTGGTAGCCGTGGTTGACGCTGGACACAACGAAGCGCCTCTCTGGGGGAGGCGCTTCGCATGGAGTGAGGTTGGGACACACCGGGCGTTTACGCTCTTCGCGCAGGACAGGTCTGGCGATAGGTCTAGGATCGCCGGACGTAAGCCCATCCTTCGCCCAAGTCCGCTAAGGAGACAGAGAGTCACCGCTTTGGGCGGTAGCGCTCCAAGCAATACTAACGGAAGCGCTCTTCCGATACAACATCTTCGCCGGCTGTGTCGTCGACAGTTGCCGACAGCGTGATCTCGTCCAGGATGCTGATAACGTTGTTCATCTCGTGAACCGCCTGCTCGATCAGCGTATCCCACACCGGATCGTTCACGTTGATGCCCATAGACTCGGCGAGGTCGCTGGCGCGTCGCAGTGCCTCGATGTACTTCTCTCGGCCTTTTAGCTCCAGATCCGGGGCGAGCTGCTCAGTTGCTGCAACGGCGAGACGCGCGATCTCGCGCACCTTCTGCAGCTGCTCAGCTGAGACCTTGGTGCGGATGTACGGGATAACGACGCTGGTAAGCACGACGCCCGCCAAGCCCACCAGCGCAACCAGAACCGCCGAAACCGCTTCAATCACCGACATGCGTTTGATCCTTTCCGGCACCCGGCCGAATGACACCTACCAACCTGATGGGTGAACTCATCCAGAGAGATAATCGATCTCGGCCTGCAACGACTGGATTACCGTGCGGAGCTTCTCGATCTCTGCACGCGCTTCCAGCAACTCGGCGCCGATCAGTCCACGTGTGACCTGTCCGTTCGGCTGCAGCTCCAGCCGTGCCCGCTGCGCGTACTGGACGAGCTTGCCGTCCTCGACGATCGCGCCGCCGAGCATGTAGCCGGTCGTCATCCAGTCTTTCGCGGCGATCTCGTCGCGGAATGGCACCGGAATCCACAGATCGCCGTATGGACTGCCCCACGGATCCGGCACGGCCGGCGGGACAACGATCGGGTTCGTCGGCTCGCCAGGCTCCGGCTGGGCCTGGATGCCGTAGAACGCTTCCAGCGCTTCGACGGTCGCGACGGCCGCCTTCTGGTAGAAGCCGGGACTATCGACGATTGCGCGATCGTCCATGTTGCTGTTGGATGCTCCGTACTCCATCAGCAACCGCTCCGTGTTCGCCTTCAGCCCGACTGAGCGCGAGAACCACGCCAACTCGCCAGCGTTCGTGTCTGACTCGGCCATGCTGCCATCGTTGCGCATCGGCATGCCGGTCGCGTCACGCAGCCGACGTGAGATGTCCTGCCCGATGCGGCGCGCGTCAGCGTCGAAGTCGTCCCGTCCAGCATTGCTCGGATAGACGCCGAAGGATCCGCGCACAGCGGGGTTGGTGCCCTCGAAGTGGACCTGCAGCAACATTCGCGCTCCGTGCTTCTGTGCCTGCTGCGCACACCAGACGGCGACCTCGCGGTACGTGCCAGCGAAGGGATCGACCTGGCGGATGACACGGAAGCCGCGACGCTCCGCCTCATCACTGATGGCGATCGCCAACGGCCGCGTGCGCGCACGCTCCTCGCCGCCCCAGTCGTCACCAGTGCTATCCCAGTGCCCGGCCGACACGACGATCGTGATCGGCTCGGCATTACCCTGCTCGCCGGCGTCGGCGTAGCGATTCATGAAGTCCAGTATCGACCGCAAGTACCCCTTCGGGTCGTTGCGATCGCCGGCCGGTGCCCAGACGAGCGTGCTCGGATGATCGAAAATCTCGATGATCTTCGTACGCGCCGGATAGGTCTGTTTCGTGATGGGGTGCGTGCTGACGCCGTTGTAGACCCAAGCCTTCGTCACTAGTCGCGCGACGGTCGAGATCAGCCCGTCCATCCAGTCACGGAAGACGGGAAATTCGCCGGTCAGGCCCGGAACAGAGTCCACAACCGGCACACCACCGAACGTCGGATCGCGAGTGTTGCCCCATGAGTGCGTCGTCCGCGCCACACCTTCGCGACCCATCTGCGATTCGTGGCTGAACATCGCGAGCGCAAAGAGCGGGTCGAGGTTCTTCCCGTCTTCCGTCTTGGTCGCGATGATCTTGTCGAAATACTCGCCGGCGTCGCGCTCGGAGATAACGGCCGGCGCGGCAAGCTGCTGCAGAACGGCGATGAAGCGTTCGCGAGTGATGCGGCTGGCACCGCCCTGTACGAGAAACGGGGAGTCGGCAGTAATCGTCATTGACGGATCCCTTTCACGCTGCGGATGATGCGGCGACGTCGGCGACTACGGATTTCAGATCGCAGGCGTGCCCAGAGAACGACTGCGAGAAGGAGAATGACGACTGATGTGCCCTGCAAGGTGAGAGGATCGATGCTGGCCTGTGTGGCGCGGATAAAGCCGATGACTGAGAACGCGAGCTTGACGGCCGTCCAGTCGAGCTCGTTGTCAGCATCGTTGATGAACAGCATGCGAGCGCCAGCCGACGCTTCCACAACGCCGGCGTCGAGCAGCCGGATCGCGTCTTGCACCTCACGCCACAGCAGACAGTGATGAATCGCTCCCCAGAGGGGAATGAGTACCCAGGCGATCGTGATGACGTGACCGAGATTAGTGAGCATCCCGCGTCGCCCCGAGTTGGCGGCGCGGCGCAGACTGGCGTTGCGTTGCCCTCCGCTGCCGGACTTCCTCGATCTTCGGCATCAGCTCCGACTGTTCCTCATACAGTGCGACCCAGTTGGACAAGTCCTCCAGCCGCCGTTCGTGGCGCTCAATAGAGACGTCGATCGCGTTCCGTCGCACTCGATCCGCGTTCGGAAAGAAGATTGCGTTCAGGATCCGCTTCAACATCGCCTTCACCGTCCGGTCCGTGCCTGATTCTCAACGGCCTCAATCACGTCCATCATGCGTTCGTTCAACTCGTCGGAAGCTTCGATGACGTCCATCATCCGTTCGGTCAGGACAATGGTTTTCTCGACGATCGCGTTGAGGCGTTCGTTCCGATCGACCTCGCGCCGGAGTGCGCGTCCGGCGGCCAGATCCTCACGGACGATCATGAACAGGATGATGAACAGGGTTGCCCCGACACCTCCTCCTGCCGCGATCGTGTTCCAGCCCTCAACCGGCGTCATTAGCGGATGGCCTCCCGTGTGATACACACCACTGCGCGCATATCCAGCATCTCGATCTCAACCAGTGCATCATCCGCTGGCGTCCAGTGCAGCTCGCCCTGGCCGATGTACTCGCCGTCAGGATCTTGCGGCGGCGGGACGATGGTGTGCCCGACGGCTTCGACCGTTACGACCGGACCCGACGCCAGATAGAGGTTGAGCCTGTACGCGCGCTGCGGCTGCGGATCCTCAGTGTCCACGGACGGCCGTGCCCTTCTCCGGCAGCGGTTCCGGCTCCGGTTCGGGGACCGTGGCGCGTGCCGCCTGGCGTGCCTCCGCACGCCGCGCCTCTTCGGCCTGCACGGCCTTCATTTCCGCCACCGCAACCGAGCGCCCGACGCCGCTGGTAAAGCGCGTGCGGTTGACCATCACTTGCGCTTCGGCCGGCAGCGTCTTGCCCTGCGATGCGGAGTAACGCTCGGCATAGTCGCGGCGCTCATTGATCGCAGCGTCGATGATGTCCTGTGTCAGCATCGAGATTGACGGCACCATGACCTGCGCCTGATCGACAAGCACTGGTGTCTGGCTTGTATCCTCGTCCGGATCACGCACAAACCACTCGATCGGCAGCACCACCGGGCCATTTGGCCCAGCCTCGAACGGCTGCTTCAGCCGGTAGTACATCGAGACCTCCTAACAACTACGAGCGTTACCGCTTTCATAGGTAGTCCTGTGCCACCATCCTACAGCGGCCGCCAAGTTCGACTGCTTAGCCGATCGGTACGACGCTGGTGGTCGTGGCCCACAGCGTCACTTCCAGCTCGGCATCCATGAGCTGCGCGCTACTCAGTTCGATCGTGTTTGTCTGTCGGCGTGGCTGGCCCTGCCCGTCCACCAGATACGGCGTAATGTCGACCGTGAAGTCGTTGTCCCACGGTCCGCCCAGCGCTGCGGTACGGTCGGTGCCGTTGATCGTCAGCGTCATCTGCGGCGCAGACGGGTTCGGCCCCTGGAAGACGCCGTAGACAAGTGCGTGCGTGTGCGGCGTCAGCTCGTGGTTGTGCGGACTGACTGAGTGCGTATGCGGCGAGATCGTGTGTCGGTGCGCGCCACCTGCGATCGCCGTCTGGCCAGACACGCTATGGGTGTGATTCAGCACGCCGTGGGTGTGCAGATTCTCGGACTCGCTGGTGAAGCCCGTGATCGTGTGCTCATGCGCTTGCGTCTGCTGTGTATAGAGCGATGTGATTGTCGGCGACGTGCCGTTGCGACCGACGTAGACACCGAACGACGGCGAGCCGGTCGGCGACTCATTGAAAATGAGCTGCTGTATGTACGCCGGATTCGACCATCCCGAGGTTGGGTTTGCTTGCCCGATGAAATGAAAGTGCAGGCCGCCGGGTTGCGTCGTCTTGCCGGTGACGGAGTGCGTATGCGGAGAACCGCCCTGCGATGTATGGCCACCACCGGATGGAGTAACAGCCGCTGTGATGGCGTGCGAGTGGTTCGCTGCCTCTTCACTGGTGCCGCCACCACCGGCTGAGATGACGACAACCGTGTCGAGCGACGTGTGGCCGCCGCCGGCTGCTGCTCCAGTGACGTTCGATCGCACGCGCCGCTTGCGAACGGTCAGCTCCGCCAGGCGTAGCGATGTAATGCGCTGATCGAGCCGCACGTTGAAGCGTCCGGTCTTGCCAGCGTCGATCGACTCAACGTACGGCCCGTATGTGTTGACGAAGGTGAACGGTCGCGCGGCCGTCTGAACCGACCAGAGGTCTTCTAATGCCTTCGCGATCACGTCAGCGTCGCTAGGAGTCTCTCGATCGACCGTTGAGACCTTCACCGACCAGCGATCGACGCCATCTTCATCGAACTCGCGGGTATAGCCCCTTAGCCACACATCGCGGTCGATGTCCCGCCAGACGTGCGCGCCCTGCGGTGTCTGGACGACGCCGCGGTAACGCAGGCGGACCGTGTCGCCGACACGGATCCGCACCTGTCCATTGAGGACGTGCCTCAGCCCCAGCGCCTCGAATGCATAGCTCTCCTGAACCTGCCCATGCCACGAGAGCCAGGCTGCGGCGACGTCATAGAGCACGTTTGCAGCGTTGCGGATTTCCGCTGGCGAGTTGGACAGCGGCACGATGTCCTTGACTGACAGGACCTTCGATCGCGCGCCGTAGAGCGCCACGCTCTCAGCATCCTCAATCAGCCAGTACGGATTGCCATCGCGACCAGTTACCTGCTCGATCGGGTGCGGCCCGGTACGGTCGCTATATTGCAGCGTCAGCGCGTTGATGCCCTCGCCACCGCCCAGCGGGACAACGCGATTCCAGAGCTCATCCTGCTGATCGGTAATGACAAGGTTCGATGAGATGGGATGCACGGCCATGTTGCCGTCCGGCGCGACGACCGGAACGTTGGTTATCACAAGCCCGGAAGACGCGCCCAACGGTCCAATTTCGACCTGTCGGGTCAGGTTGCGCTCGCGGACGTGCCAGCCGAACATCTCGGCGGCCTTCACCATTGCCGCCCACTTCGACAAGCCCGTGTACTGTGCAGTAACACGCTTGTCGCCCTCTGTGGCAACTGCATAGGCTGTCCAGCCGGTGCCATCAAGCAGATCATCCACTACATCCGGCAGCGGCTCATTGTCATAGGTCGTGCCGATCATGGTGTTGTCCCACACCAACTCGCGCGCGAGCGAGTCGCCATGGATCGTCATGATGGCTGCGTTATCCGGCGTGATCTGGATGTCCGATGGACCAACGACGCCACGGAAGACGAGACCCTCGCCGGCGCGATAAAGCCGGAGTCGCACGCCATCGCGCACGCCAGCGACGGCCGGGTCTGCGACCGGAACGCTCAGCTCGAACTGGCCAACCTCATCAAGGCCGGCATCATACTTGCCGCCCAGAATCGTCAGCAGCGGCCCAGACGCGAGCGGCTGACCGTCGATGCCGAACAGGTCAGCGCGCAGACCAGTCCCATCGACGGTGGCGTACTCCATCAACGCTGCTTGCATGGCCCCGCGTCCGGCCATGTGCGCCGTAATGTCAGCGCGGAATGAGACCGTCGCCTCGACGGTAGCGGATCCGGCCATCGTTGCTTCGATATATGGAATGACAGCCAGCCTGGCATCCACGCTGGACGAACCGGCCATGTGGGATGTGAAGCCTGCCGGAACAGTCAGGCCGGAGTGGAAGGTTGATCTGCCCGCGATCTCAACGTCGATCAGGCGGCGCACCTGCAAGAGCGCGTTGACGGTTGCCCAGCCGAGCATCTGAGCGTCGATGTACGCGGCCGGGAGCAGGCGAACACTCATCCACCCACTGCCGTAGAGGTGCGCGGTGATGCCAGCTGGTGCGGACGGTCGCGCTTCGACCATTGCCCAGCCTTCGATATTGGCTGAGATGAGCGCGGATGCGGTCAGGCGAGCATTGAGCGCGCCAGTTCCGGCCATCTCGGCCTGGATCGACTGCGAGACCGTGACGGCCGCTTGCATCGTGGCCGCACCCGCAATCCCTGCCGTGATCTCCTGCGGCACCTTGAGCAGCGCCTCGACGGTGATCGACGTGTCGCGCCAGTTTCCCGCGCCGTCGCGCGTCCGGATGTAGCGAGTGTTGTTGCCGTTGGCGAGCCCGGTGTCGGTCAGCAGGGACGTCGATATGGGCGTGCCACTGGTACAGCTGATCGGCCCGATCAGTTTCGTGCCGGTTCCACCCGCCCCGGTCCAGATTTCGTACCGCATCTGGCTCGCGCCGGTTGATGTGGCGTCGTTGGGCGTGAACGTCAGCGCGTACTGCTTCGATGTCGGAACTGGGTTTGGCGAGTGGCTGATGCTGGTCGCGTTGGTGGGCGCGGTTGTGTCGCGGTAGACGGTGAACGCATTCGACGTAGCGCTGCCGCCCTCGCCGTCGTCCACTTCCAGCACGAGGCTGTTGGCACCGTCGGTCAGGTTCGCGTCGTTGTAGGCAATCGTGATCGAGCGCGCGCCCGTCTGGACGCTGCCCGACTTGACCGTGCTGCTGCCCTTTTTGACCGTGTAGTTGAGCGTTGATTGCTCGGCGTCGGTGGTCGTAAATGAGACCGTCGCATTGGCGTTGTTCGGGCCGATGTGCGAGTAGCCGGAGCCGTGGTTGACGCTGGGCTGGACAGTGAACGTCGGGTTTGTGTTGGGCGTGTAGTCAATCGTGAGCTTCGCCGGAGCATAGGTGCTATGGCCGTATGGCGCGATCTCACGCTGAGCCTGCCCGGAGCTCGCGACCTGCACGTAAATGGTTGCAACGCCAGACGCGAGATACCCTGAATCCGAGAGCGACTGAAATAGCGCCGTCAGATCAGGGGTATCGTACGTCGCGCCCTCGGACCACGTGCCGGACTGGTTCCATGTCACCGTCTCGGCTATACGAGCGGCAACGACAACGCTATTGTAACTGGTAGGTGCCGCCCCGTTATCAACGGCACGCGCACGGATTGTATAGGTACCGCTCGTGTCCGAGCTGTCGCCCGATGCGACGAACGTGAGTTTCGCACTGGTGATCGTGACGCCGTGGAGTGCAGACAGGCCAGTGAAACGCCAGAAGCCGCTGTTGCTCGCGCCCCCGATGTACACACGGGTTGTGTTGTTGTTATTGAACGTCGACGACGGACGCCAGTATCCATCGTCAGCGCTCGCTCCAATGGAAACGACAACCTGGGCCACGTTGTCCTGCCTACCAGCCTTATCGTGTCAGTAGCGGAGAACCAGCGCCCCGCTCCTGCGTGCTACTAGTCCTCGGTGAGGGTCAGTGCGCCAGCCCGAATAACCGGCGGCGTCTGCGAGGTGCTCACCGCCACGGATCCGACGTCCGAGTCGTAATAGAGCATGTCGCCGCCACTCGGCGCATTGACGAGCGCGACTGCGACGGCCGTGTCTGAGCCGCCCAACACCTCCGGCCATTCGATGTCAGCCGAGTTCGTCATCGCGCCACCGGACGCGGCATTGAGGCTTGATGCCGGCACCTGCACACGCGCATAGCCCGTGTACGCGACCTCCTGTATGGTCGATCCTGTCGACCCCTTCGACGGTGCGACCTTGCACAGCGCGGCGTACACCGCCGTTGGCATAGCGAAAGCTGCGCGACCGGTGTTGTGATCCAAAATCTTGTTGCAAAGCCAGGTGCTCTTGGACACGATCTGACCCTTTCACTACTCGTATGCGGCATAGAACCGCACATCCACCTGCATATCTGGCGATCCCGCAGACGAGATTTCGAGGAAATTGCTGCCCGGCACAATGGTCAGTAAACCAGTCTGCGTTGACCCCAAAGTCACACCCTCAAAGGCGCTCGCCCACGTTGTCCCACCGTCCGTAGAGACCTCAATTGCGGCCCGCTGTGGGTCGATTCGGAGAATGTCCCCTGCCCCGGCCGTCATTGCGACAGCAATGGATTCGGCCGTCGTCGCGTTGCGAATCTCGATATTCTGGAAACCGCCAGCAGCCAGCGACTCGACCTCGACAATCACCTCGCCAGCGTTGGCGTCGCCAGTGTTGACGACCTCCAGCGTGGCCGTGTTCGTTCCGATCCCCAGGCTCGCCGTCGTGATGTCTTCGGCATGCCAGTCAGACAGCCGCACAAAATCAACGACAACGCCAATGAACTGCCGATCCGTCACTGTGAGATTCATGCTCGGCATTGAGACCGCTTGCGCTCGCGCCCAGCGTCGCGGCGGATCCTCGTCTCCGATGCGCCCCATGACCTTCCAGAGCCGGCCGATGCCGTAGTGGCGCAGCGCACGCTTCAGTGACTGCTCTTCCTGATCGACCGTCTCGCTCGCGCTTCCGCCCAACAGGAACCGCCCGCGTTCCTGCCCCGGCCGCTTCATCGCCGGGCCGCCGCCCAGCACGTTGATGCCGTAGCTCGCCCCAACGACCGACCGGATCGGGACAATCAGTTCCTGCGACGACGACCATTCGTGTTCGAGTCGCGCGAAACTCAACAGGTCGGTGCCATCCAACCGGCTAAAGCCCTCAATCCACTGACGCCCCAGACTCATGGCATCCCCTTCCTGCGCTTGGCGGAGCGGACGCCCCAACCGATGTCTGCGAGAGACCGTTCAGCGTCTTCGCGGTCGCGAGCGTTGATCGTCACCGGGCCGTTGATCGTGACGTCAATGTCGTCGCCGATCTGGCCGGCTTCCATTGCCTGCATCGTGAGCGGCCCGACGTCGAGAGCGCTGATGCGCGCCCACTCCGGCGACTGTCGCATCCGATCCACCAGTGCCGCTGCGACGAGCGCCGCACCGTGCGATTCGAGCGGGATGACCGCCTCGGCTCCGCTCTCTGCGATCGTGGCGTCGAGTTCGCGTGTGACGACACCGCCGATCGCGAGCTTCGGCAACTCGATCCCCTTCGCGGCACGGGTGATCGTGTCGTCATTTCCGACCGGGTCGGGATTCCACTTCGGCGTACTGGCCGGTTCGTCCATCGCCTTCGGCACGCTAACCAGACCGGTCGACGTGTCGGTCTTTCCGCCGGCCGATTCGACCGCGCCGGTCTTCGGTGCGGTCGTCGTTCCGGTTGCACCGCTCGGAACGCTCGGTAGTGCGGCTGGCTGGACAGATTCGATCGTCGCGTTGGCGGCCTGAATGAGTGAGGCGATTTCCTGCACCGCGCCGAGGAACCGCAGCGCCTCCTGGACACCCTGCGTGCTGGCCAGATAGGCCACGTCCTGGACGAGCTGGATAACGATCTCCCACGAGGCGAGGAAATCGTCTGCGTGCTTCTGCGTGACCCTGGCGTGATCGACCATCGCCTTGAAGGCGTCGGCGCTGCCCTTGACGATGCCGAGCATGTCGCTGGCGACATCGGAGAACGTCTGCAGATAGGCCAGCGCGTCGGCGTCGTACTTCGTGGCGATCTGCCGGATCATGTCGAGGATGTAGTCGGTGACGCCGGTCATTTCCCAGGCGAGTTGCCGCAGGTTCTCGCGGGTCGTCGGCTCCATATCGCCGAACATGAGAATTGCTGCGAGCGCCTCACCAGTCGCCTTCATGACGGACAGGCCATCGTTGGCGCTGGTAGAGAACGCCGAGACGGCATCGAGGCCCTTCGTATCCCAGGTGACAGCGACGAGTTCCAACTGCCGAATGACCAGCTCGATCAGATCGACCATCGCCTGCGACGTCGCCGCGAGATCGCGCCCAGAGGTGTGGATCGTGCCGAATAGCAGGATCGCTTCGAGCGCGTCACCGGCCTGTCCCATGACGCCCAGTCCATCGGTGGCGGCTGTGGCGTAGTCGGTGACGGCCGTGAGCCCTTCCGTCTGGAAGTTGCTGGACGACCGCTGGAGCGCTGAGACGATGTACTCAGTCAGCTCGACGATGCGGTCAGACGCAGAGCGCAGATCAGCGTCGGTAACGTCCATGCCGGAGAACGTCAGGAGCGCCTCGATCGCTGGCAGCGCTTCGCTCATCAACTTGTAGCCGCCCAGTGCGCCGGTCAGGTATTCCTGAAGGTGGGTCAGGCCCTCAGCCGTGAAGAGCGCAGCAGAATCGCCCAGGCTTGCGACGATGTGCTCAGTCAGGAACTTGACCTGCGATGCAGCATCCATCGCGATCGAGAAGTCGGCATCAACCATGTCGGCGAGAGAGGCCAGCGCCTCGCCAGCGGCTGTCATCAGTTCCATGCCGGCGACGGCCGTCTCGGCGTAGGATCCGGCGCGTTCGATGAAACCGCCGCCACGAGTTGCGGTGATGTAGTCGGCACTATCGCCGATCGACAGCATGATGTGTTCAGTGAGGAACTTGATCTGCGTCGCGCCGTCCTTCGCCCGAACGAGCGAGCCGGACAGGTTCGCCAGTTCCGACAGGACGGCCGCCCCCTGCTCCATCAGGTCAAGGCCCGAGGTGGAAGAATCGGCGTACGACTCTGCGGACGCGACGAACGAATCGTCGCGCTCGGCATCCATGTAGCGCGCGCTGTCGCCGATCGAGAACATGATGTGTTCGGTCAGGAACTTGATGTCGGACGCGGCCTGCTGCGCGCGGCCCAGATCGGCCGTCAGATCGCTGAGCGTGGCGAGCAGGTCCGCGCCCTGTTCCATCAGCTTCAGGCCGGACTCAGCAGCATCGGCGTACTCGCCGGCGCGGGTGACAAAGCCCTCCGGTCGGGTCGCGTCGATGAGCGCGACCGAATCGCCGATCGAAATGACGATGTGCTCGCTCAGGAACTTGACGTCGGTGGCAGCCTGCTTGGCGCGCTGCAGGTTGGCGTTGCTGGCATCGAGCTTCGCCAGCAGCCCTAGCCCCTGCTCCATCAGGTCGTACGCCTCCTTGGCGGCGTCCATGTAAGCAGAAGCGGCGTCGAGTAGCCCGTCCTCAAATTCGTCGGCAGTGTCGGCGACCATGCCGATCACGAACTTCGAGAATTCGTTCAGCTCGCGCAGGAACGATTCGCCCTGGAACTGCCGCGACTCGACAATGCCGGTAACGACGCCGTCAGACGCCGCCTCGCTGGCGTCGGTTGCCGCGTCCACGATCTCAGGCGTCGAGTCGGTGATGCCGCCGGCGTACTGTTCGCCGAGATCGCGGCCGTACTGCCACCAATTGCGCCGCTGGCCGTGGAACGTGTTGGAGAGTGCGCCAACGCCGCTCTCGACGGCCGGCAGGGTGTCCGCTGCGAATCCAGCGGTGATGTAGGACCAGTCGGGAGTGAAGGCTAGCGGCCCCCATTTGGCCGGCGAGTGCGGCAGCAGGCCCTCGACGTGGATCAGGCCGGCCGTGACGGCCGTGTAGTCCAGCTGAGCGTAGATGGTGAACGAGCGAGTAACGCCTGACAGGCGCGATTCAACCTCGTCAATGCCCGCTATGGCGTTGGAGTTGTCGGTGTTGAGCGTTGCGGTGTAATCGCCCTCGGCAAAGCCGGTGGCGCGGCCCCGTGCATACTCGGTCGGAGTCACGGCCGGTTCGTTGTCGGCCTTCAGGGTCGCGGTGTAATCGCCTTCAGCGAAACCTTCAACTCGACCCTTCGCATATTCGGTCGGGGTGACAGCATCGTCGCTTTTGACCGTTAGGGTCGCGGTATAGTCGCCTTCCGCAAATCCAGTGGCCCGGCCCTTGGCATATTCAGTTGGCGTTACTGCCGGCTCATTCTCCGCCTTCAGGGTCGCAGTGTAGTCGCCGTCCGCGAACGTCCGACCCGCATCGCTAGCGTTGTGCGCCTTCTCGATCGCATGAGTGTCGTCGCCCTCGAACGCCGCCATGTAATCCCCAGCGGCGAAGTCCTCAGCGGCAGTCGTGGCATCCTCCGCGCCCTGCTCAGCATTGCTGGTGTCAACCCCCAGGATCGCTTCAGCCTGCGTCTCGTCGAAAACCCCGAGCTGCACCAATAGGTTGACGATCTTCTCGATCGTCGTATCCATCGCCGTGGCAAGCTGCCCGAGGGATTCGGTCATCGTCAGGCCGGCGGCACTGGCAGGGTCGTACTGCGCCGTCAGAGCAGCGAGCGCCATGCGGTATTCGGTGGAATTTTTGTCTTCGTACTGGCTGTTGAGCTGATCGAGCTTTTCGGTGTACTCTGCGGTCTTCAGCCCCGCATCGACAATCGCGTCGCCTTCGTCCAGCACCGCGCCCTTGGACCGCTCCGAGAGCCAGTTCAGGCGCTCCTTCTGCTCGTTGTACTGCTCCTGGGTGATCGTGCCAGCGGCCAGTTGCTGATCGAGGATGCTCCCCGCCTGCTCGGCAAGCTTGGCGCGGCCTTCCCATTCCGAGAGGTTCTGTGACGCCTGCTGTGCCGGTTCGAGGATCGCGGCGTACGCCTCCCCGACGCGGTTCATCTGGGTACCGAACTGGATCGCCCGCTCGCCTGCGACCCCCATGATTTCGGTGATCGCCTCGATGCGGGATCGCAGCGCGTCGGCGGCCTCAAAGTCGCCTTCGGCCAGCGCCTTAATCAGGGCATCGTTGAGCTTCTGTAGCTCGGCCTGCCCAGCGGCGCTGAACTCGCGGTAGGACACCTTACCGTTGGCAACAAAGGCGTCAATCGCCTGCCCGGCCGTGAGCGTGCCGGTCTCGACCGCCAGACCGATCGCATCGAACGCGCCGACGGCGTTCTCACCCATGCCGACGATCCCGGACGTCAGGCCATCAACCCGGCCGACCATCTCATCGACTTCGGACTGCGTGTAATGCAGACCGTCGCCGAGGTCGGAGAAGTCGCTAGCGGCTGCCGCAGCGGTATCGCCTGCGACGGCCGTGCCTTCGGCAACCTGCCCAACCAGGTCGACGTACTGCTGCAGATTGACGACGCGCGCTCCAAGTTCAGGATCCCAGATCTCGACGAACCCGCGTTCGAGGTCCTTCTGGGTGATCTTGGTTCCGAGGTCTGCGCTGGCCTGCTCCAGCACATCCTCCATCGCCGCCGAGAACTTTTCCTTGCTCAGCAGAATGGAGCGGTCCGAGGCATTCCAGACGACGGTCGCCTCAGCCTGCCGTTCGACGCCATCTTTCTGGCTGGCCAGCCACTCCTGGAAGTCCTGCTTGTCCTTGGCGCGCGCTTCCTGTACCGCCGCGAACTCGGTTTCGACCTGTTGGCGATACGCCGTGTAGGCGGCTGCCATTTCAGCTGAGGAACCCGTCGTATCTGAGGCGAATTCCCGCGCGGCCTTTCCTGCCTCGCCCATTGCGCCCGCAACGGCCTGCATATCGCGCGACGACTCTTCGCGCCAGATGTTGACTGCCTTCTTGGCGTCGTCGTATGCGCCGATAACGTCGCCACGTAGCAGCTTGCCGATCGCTGAACCGCCGACGGCGATGGTCTCAACGACCTTCTTGATCGTGTCGGGAATCTGTTGGAACCACTCGACAACGTCGCGCACGACGTCAACGCCAGTGTGGAACGCATCGACCAGCGCGGCCCAGCCGGTTGAAAGCGCGCCGGTATGCTGCTCGATCGCGACCATCGCAGCGACGAGGAGAGCGCCAACCGCGACGACAAGCAGCACCGGCGTCGAGACAGCCGCCAGCGCCGATGCCAGCGCGCCAAAGATCAGCACCACTGGCCCTGCGACCGCGACGAGCCCTACCAACGTCAGGGTGAACGTCTTCATTGGCTCTGGCAGGCGGCCGAACGCAGGCACGAGTGTGCCGCTGATGAAGGACGCGACGTCGGACAGCACTGCCGCGCCCTGCTGAAGCGCCGGTAGCAACATCGCCGAGAATGCGATGCCGACCTCGATCACGTGGTTCTTGAGGATCGTGAGCTGGCTGGCCGTTGTGGCGTAGCGCTGTGCGGCTTCGTTGGTGAGCGCGGTGTTCTCTACCCAGGCATCGCTGCCCAGTTCGATCGCATTGCGGAAGAGATCACCAGCGCCAGCGGCACGCAGCAGCGCGTCACGGACACGGATCTCGGACAGGCCCAGTTCTTCCAGTACACCGAAGACGTCGCCGCCGGCCGACTGGATGCCGCCCAGGCCCTCAATGAACGCGATAATCGCGCCAGAGGCATCCTCCTGGAACGCACGACGGAACTCATCGGTAGTCATGCCGGCCGTCGAGGCGAAGAGCTCCAGATTCTTGCCGCCCGACTGGACGTCCGAGGCCATCTGGATCATGACGCGACTGATCGCCGAACCGCCGGCCTGCGCCTCAATGCCGACGCTGGAGAGTGCCGTTGCGAAGCCGAGAATCTGCGGCTCAGTCATGCCGACCGTGTGGCCGGCACCAGCGATCCGCAAGCCCATCTCGACGATCTCCGCCTCGGTTGTGGCGAAGTTGTTGCCCAAGGCGACCACGGTGCTACCCAGCCGGCCGAATTCCGTCTGCGGCATCTGGGTGATGTTGGCGAGACGGGCGAGCGAGGTGGCCGCTTGGTCGGCGGTCATGTTGGTGGAGACACCCAGGTCCACCATCGTGCGGGTGAAGCCGAGGATGTTGGGAGTTTCGATGCCCAGCTGGCCGGCGGCTTCTGCAACGCCAGCGATCGCGGTTGCCGAGGCCGGGACTTCCAGCGCCATCTCGCGGATGCCCTGCGAGAGAACGCCGAACTCAGCCTCGGTCGCGTTGACCGTCTTCCTGACGCCAGCGAAGGCGGATTCGTAATCAATGCCGGTCTTGGCAGCAGCAACACCGGCCGCGATCACGCCGGCGGTCATCACCGTCATGCCGCGACCGGTTGCGGTCAGGGACTGCCCGACCATATCGAAGGAACCGCGAAGGCCCTCGGTCTCCCGCTTCGCGTTGGATATGCCGGACCGTAAATCGGCGTCGTCTACGCGAAGTTCGAGTACGGCTTCACCCAACAGGTCGCCGTATCCCCCGATGCTCACAACTGCACCTCGCCGTTGCGCCAGAACCAGCTAGCAAGCTGGTCTGCGCCCGAAAGCACCTCCCTTCCTCTCCATGCCTCGGTGACTACTCCGAGGTTGTCGATCGACCTGTCCTGCACCTGTTGGCGCAGATCGGAAATCAGCCGGTTAAACGCTTCGATCGCGGCCTTTGCGCCGCTCTTGCTCAGTGACGAGAGACTCCCTGCCCCCGTCGAAATGCGCTGCACCTGCATCTGCAGCATCAGTTCTTCGGCCTGGAGCCTCGGTATCTGCTGCACCATCTCGTACAGCAGAATCTCCGGCTCGTTGAGCCACTCGGACGGCAGGCCGCCGTAAAAGCGGACTATTCGTGCGAGAGCTTCGCCGAGGCTAGCTGGTCGCGCAGCTTGCGCAGCTTCACCGGAGCCGTCGGCAGAGCCACCGGGGCCGGTGCCGGCGTCTCCTTCTCCTCCGTCGTCTCCCTCGTGAAACGTGAGATGACCAACGCGCAGAGTCGGCCGTGTTCCAGAATGCCGAGTTTGTTGACGATCTCGTCCGGCACGTCCGGCATCGTGATGCGCATGATCTGCTTGAGAGCAGCGACGTAGATAAGCTCGTCGTCTTCGGTCAGCGTGTCCTCATCGGCGCGCTCGAACTCGGCAATGCCGACGAACAGCGACGCGAGTGTCTTGCGCTCGCGGGCGGAATACTCGCCGGTGTCACGCAGGAAGAAGATCTGCCGTTCGCCATCGACGGTGATCGCGACCGGGAGACGGTCAGGTACTGCGGTATCGAGTGTCAGAATCGGCTTTTGTGACATGCGATGGTTGCCCCTTGTACCTATCAGTTTGCTAGTTGGCGCTCCATCTACGTATCCGTAAACGGAGCGCCTTCATTACATGGTGTCGGGATTAGGCTGCCGGCAGTGCCGGAGAGTACTTGCGCATCGCGAGGATCCGCGCCGGCGTAACGGAGTCATCCGGCAGCACCGTCACTTCGACCGGAATCTGCGCGGCCGTCGCCCGCTGGCCGAGGTTGGACTGCAACCCACCGGTTGCCAGGCCCTTCCATGCCACGAGACGGAACGGCTCGCCATCGGACGGCTGCTGCGCGTCGATGCCCCACGTGTTGTAGCTATCGACCACGCTGCCCGTGACGGCGTACTGATCGTAGCCGCGCGTGCCCTCACCAGCGGCGACAGTCGTGACGACGCCCTGTCCGAGTCCAAGCTTCAGGTTGCCCGGAGTGAACTCGATCAGGTTCGACCCGAGGGTGATGGTGCGGCCCGTGATCGGGCGGAACAGCGGGTCCAGCACCTGATCGGACACGATCTCTCCGCGCTCGACGGACATGTTGAAGTTAATGCCGTCCTGGGTATAGCCCAGCCCGAGCCAATCCCCTTCCTGTCCGGCGGCCTTCCCCCAGTCCTTCCCAAAGTCGCCAGCACCGACGGTGTCGACCGGGAAGTCGTTTTCAGCGTCGTACGGCGTGACAAACAGGTTCGCCTCGCCGAACAGCACCGCAGAAGCGTCATTAGCCATGTGAACTGCCCTCCATACTTACCGGCCGGGCCGGCTTACTCGGCTGCGCCCTCGGCAGCCTTGCTACCAGATGTCTCCGCTGGCGGCGATTCCGCCGACTTCGGCCTCGTCGCGCGACTGCGCCGTGACGACGTGCCGCTCGCCGTTGCCTTTGCCTGCGTCTTCGCTGGCGTCTTCGATACCGGCGACTTTTCAGCCACCTCTTCGAGCACGAAGCCCGAGCGCATCAGCTGCTGCGCCTGCGCTTCGGTGAGATGAATTGCCTCACCGCGCCGGATCGGAGTAGCGCTGTTCGTGCCCTGCAGCAAATCGACGCGCGGTTTCCCTCCGATCCATTTGTACAGGCGGTACATCAACTTCTTCACCTGCGCATCACCCCCTTTCGAGGTGTGGTGTCACCTGGACGCGGGCCGATGTTTGCGTGTGGCCCTACCCGCGCCCGGATCCGGTCGTATAGCTCGCGCGCCTTTTCGGTCGTGATCGGCTCGATCGCCCCGATCTGCTGCGCGTTCATCGTCAGCGTTCGCGCCAGCTCGCTGTCCTGCGTGATGCTTTCCAGCGCCGCATACACGCCCCAGATGCCACGGTGCGGCCGTTCGATGCCAGCGATCGTGAAGTACGACTCGACCGCCCCCTGTCTTCCCTGTGCGCTCGACTGCCAGTTGAAGACGTTGCGTACGAGATACCAGCGGTCATCGAGCATCCGCTGTCGCATCGCCATCGCTCGGCGCGTCAGTAACCCGTTCTCGTCGGTCTCCGTCGCTATGCGCAACTCGCGCTCATCGAGCGTGCGCCAGGTGTCGGGGTTGTCCGGTAATACCGGCGACAGGACTGGAATCATCGTCATGCTGGTACCGGCTCCTCTAGCACTACCAGTCCGTAGACCGTCAACTCGTATGGGAACGCACCCGTTGGCGTCATGCTCGCGATCGGTCCGCTGCGTACCCACACCTGCGGGATTACGCATTCCTGCCGGTGAATCCGGCGCGACTTTCCCACCGGTGCCAGCGCTCCCCGAACGATCCGCGAACCAATGCTCGCTTCGGTGGCATCGGTGCCGAACGTCACGACAGCCACATTCGGCTGCGAGTACGGCCCGTTCCCGATCTGGCCGCCGCCCTGATTCCCCGCAACCACGATCCAGTTCTGCGGCACGTCGGCTCGATCTGGCACATGCGTCGCAATGCGCTCTGCCGGTGCCCACGCCACGACCTCCGGGATCGTCCGCAGGTGATCGACGATGGCCGAGACGAAGTCCGGCGGCACGACGATGCCACTCATTACAGGCCCGCAATCCTCGACGCTAACAGCGGGAACTCGTCCAGTGCCGCTGGCCGTAGATAGGGCTGGGCCACCATCTTGTAGGTGCCCTCCTCGACATAGATTGCGTACTCAACTCCCTCGGCACCGAATGTCGCGACGTAGCCACCGCCGGACTTCTGCGCTGGTTTCCAGTCGATGTTCTGTTCCAGCCAGCCGGTGTCCCGTGGTGCCAGAATCTGCGCGCCGAGCGCTGCCTGCTCGACGGTCTCATTCATCGCGACGATGATGTTGGTTTCGATCCGCTTCAGGATCTGATCGCCATACCAGGCGAGGCTCATCGTTGCTCCGGTTGCCATTACGTCACCCCGTACTCTTCGAGGATCACCAGCGCATGTGATGACCGGAGTACCACGGCATCAACGCGCATCGGTCGAACGTTGAGCTTGCGGCCCGTCAGGTCGATGACCGTTGCGACGCGATCACCTTCGAGCACGTTGGCGTTCTGCACAACCAGCATCCCGTAGCGCCGCTGGACGACATCGATCATCTGGCCCGGCACGTAGCCCAGGACGGATCCTGGGATCGGCACTGGGAAGCGACAGTTGAGCGTCCCCGTCGGCTGCCAGTTCTCAGCTGCTGGCCGCCCTGGCGCGCGCTCCGCACCCGGCTGGTTGCGCTCGAACGTGGCGGAGTCGGTCAGCATGTCCGCGATCATGTCGCGCGCATAGCCGACCGTGTGCTCGATGTCGTGCCGACTTACCACTGATTCCGCCTCCGTCGCCGACCGTCGATCGTGACGCGGGTTACGACATAGGCTTCCCCGTAGATGGCCGACGCGCGTTCTGCAGCTGCCAGTGCGCGGACCGCCTGCTGATTGATCTGGTGGCCATAGGCACGGATGCCGTCCGGCATCGCCAGATACGTTTCCCCGCTCGTCTGCTCCACCACCGCGCGCCAGAGCTCGACGCGCGCCAGTGCCTTCAGTCGCGGCACATCATCGACCTGCTCGACAGTATCGACGCCGTACGACACCAGCGAGTCGATGATGATGTCCGTGACAGATGCCGAAGTCTCCCACCCGAGCACGCGTGCGATACGTGCGCCAACAGTGCGCAGCATCCACTGGGCGAGCTCTTCATCGGTGATCGAATTCGGCACCTGCACTGACATGTGCCTAACCTTTCTCGTCCGGCGTTGCGGCCTTGCGGGCAGACCCGCGCCGCGTGGCCTTGCCGGTGGTCGCCTTCGCGTCGGTCGCAGCGGGATCTTCCGTCGCGCTGGGAGTTTCAGGCTCTGCCGTAGCAGAGTCCTGTTCCGCAGCGGTTTCGGTCGCCGCCGTGGGGGGTGCGGCCCCAACGCTGGCCGATTCGTCGCCCGCCTGGGGCTGGCCGTTTCCGGCCGGCGGTGCGTCCTGTGCCGTGCCCTCGACCGGCGGAGCGGGAGACTCCAACTCCGGCTTCGGCAGGCTCCCCGCTGCGATCACGCCGCGCTTCGCGAGAATGCGGGCGGCCTCAATGGGGAGCATCACGGATCCAGGGCCATACACGACACCGAAGACGATCCAGGCGCGGTCAAGCTCAGCGGCAATCTTCGTCATGCGACTCTCCTCAGGACCTCGAACGCGCCATCTACGACTTTGCAGGTCGCGCACTCGTGACACGGCTCGCCGTCACGTGGTGACCGGCACCACCAGCACATCTCGACCAGCTCAGACGGCATATCGCCGATGATCTGCGGCCGGTCATAGCGTGCCATCGGATAGATCGGCGTGATCGATCGCTCAGCGGTGCGACTGAGCGTCTCGTACATCCGGCGAAACGTCCGGTCTCGGACAGACCGCGACTCAGCATGACTCGGCACCACCAGATGCTTGACGTCTCGCCGGTTCCGGTTTCGCAGATGGATGCCAGCGACCCACCAGAGATATTCATAGTCCAGCAACCAGTAGCCGGCCGTGCCGTTCAGATCGACCTCGGTCGTGAGTAGCGTCCAGTCCGTCAACCCCTGGGCAGTCAGCCAGTCGAGGATTGCGCGATATGCGGTCTCCTCATGCGGCCAGCGCTGCTGCGTCGTGCGGTAGGTGCAGTGATGCAACAGCAGCGGATGACCCATCGAGAGCAGTCGCCACGCCAGATAGGCACTATCCAGCCCGCCACTGATCCCGAGGTACAGGCGTGCCTTCCGGGGCACGCCCTGCATGTCCAGGGGGAGCGACACTAGACGCCGTCCCCGACGCCATCGCCCGGAGTGCCGTCACCGTCGCCGGCTTCGACCGGATCACCGATGCCGGTGAGGACGGCGAGCGCTTCGGGGTCGGTGATGACCGGCAGACTCGTCTGCCAGCCTTCGGCCGTCAGGCGCGGCGGCTTATTCTCGAACGCTTCGAGGTGATACGCGCGGCCCGGTGCCGTACGGCCGACTGCCACGCCGATCGCCGTATAGCCGAGCGTGTCCGGCAGATACACCGGCTCCTCGTCATCCGTCTGGATTTCCTCGGTCCGGCCAGTCGCTGCGGCAAACACCATCGTCCCTGCTGGCAGGAACGGAAACCGTCCCGTCAGCGTGTTGTAGTGGTTGTCGTAGGTCGTGATCGGCGGCAGACCGTCGCCCATCAGGTAGGCGTTGATATCGGCCAGCGTGACGCGGCCGAACAGGTCGCCGTCGGACAGCGTGCGGACGTTCGCGACGCGCCGGATGACCTGCTGGTTGCGCACCAGCATCGAGACGACCGCGCGGCGCGTGATGATGGACGAGATGCTATAGCCCTTGTCCTGCATCATCGTGACCATGCCGTCGATGTCATCGAACGGATCGTAGTCGGTGGCGGTCCAGTCCCCGCCGACGGCCGCGCGATGGCCGGTCGGATTCGGGTACGTCACCGTCTCGGAGTAGGCGTTGTCGCCCAACCGAACGACGGATGCGTTGACGATTGCTTCCCAGCGCTGGCGCTCTTCGAGCGTCACGAGCGCCTGCACGATCGTGCGGTCGAACCACTGGATCGCAGAAGCGTTCGCTTCCTTGTCGGCGTTGCGACCCAACAGCAGGTTTATCGCTTCGAGTTCACGCGACACAAGCTCCTGCGCGACGTCCTGATTGCCCAGCTCGACGAGGAAGCCCCCGACGATCTGGCCAGTGGACAGACGCTGCGCCGGCGAGTACCGCGAGCCGTCGTTCGCGATCACCGTGCGATAGTGGATCTGCTCCTCGCGATAGGCGTTTTCCGGCACCATGCGCTCCGGCAGGAGTCGTGCGCCGAGAAACGGCTGATCCGGCGGACCGAACTGCGACAGCGGATTCGCCAGCAGGTAGTCCAGGTCGCCGGCCTCGCGCATCGCCAGCACGAGGGACATCAGGTCCTTCGCCATGTTGTTGCTCCATCCCCCGCCTCATACGCAGGCGGTGCGTCTTACTCAGCCGCCTGCGCGCCGTAGACGGTCTCGTACCGCTTGACGATCTCGGCCAGCGGGTCCGTGGCCTGCGATGCGGCCGGCAGATGGTTGACCTTGACAAGGCCGCCGTGCCGGTACAGCTCGACCTCCGGATTGACGGCCGCGTCAGTGACGTCATGCAGGACGAGATAGATGTCGGCGTGCGTCTTGTTGAACGGGCCGAACTTCGCGTCCTTCGTTGCGCGGCTCACCAGGGAACCGCTCGCGATGAACTTCTTGCCCTCGCCATTCGCCGTAAACAGTGACGCATCGACCACCGCACCGCCGGGCAGCACATGCTCACGGTCGGAGAAGTCGCCCTGCCATGCCGGCGCGAGGTTTCGTTCGTAGTTGCTGAAAACGATCCGGGCCATTGTTACCCTCCAACGTTCCCGCGCCGGTTGCCGGTCTAGTCGCTGCTCTTGCTCTTGCGCAGGCTCCGGTAGCGGTTCGATACGTACTGCTTGGCAGCCTCGCCCTTTTCAGGCGCTTTGCTCTTGTCCTTCGGCGTTGCCGGTACCCCGTCGCGCTTTGTTTCGCCCTTCAGCGTCTCGCGGTTCTGGGCGATGTAGTCGAGCTGGTCAACGACGTCCATCTTGTCCAGCAGCGGCAGAATGTGCTCAGGAATGCCCTCACGCTCGGCCTTCAGGTACGTCTCCAGTGAGGCGCGATAGCGGTCGGCCTCATCGGCCTTTTTCTGCGCCTCGTCAAGCTCCGCCTTGCGCTTTTCGGCAAGCTCCTTGAACTGGTTCTGTTCAGCGAGTTTGGCTTCTTCGTCCGTCTCGATCTTCTTCAGGAGCGCGTTGTGCTCCCGCTCCGTCGCGCGAAGCTTCTTGATGAGCTCCATCGCGCGATCTTTGTCGAAGTCGTCCGGCGTCTCGTCGGACTTGGCGTCCTTGGGGTTGTCTGCCGGCGGCGTCTTGCTCGCGGCAGGGTTCGTGGGGTCATCCGTCGCTGGCGTCTTGCCGGTCGTCGGATCCTTGTCGCTGTCTGGGGGCATCTGCTCACCTCTCGTGAGTTCTGCCGACAACGACGGCCCAGGCGAGCGTCGTTGTCGCTAGTCCGTGGGCGCGCTTTCACGCCGATTGTAGATTGAGCGTACCGCTTTCGTCAATATCCATCAAAGCGCTAATCCGAAATGTGCTGCTTGACCAGATGGCACATATTGGTTCAGCGAGAGCAGCGTGCTAATTTGCATGGGATGGTTCCACGTCTTGCTTGTAGGAGGTCTCGATGCCTGCCGATGAGGAGCTATTCGCTGCCGAGAACGACTTGTCTAATGAACTTGCAGATCGACGCAACAAGATCCGCGCGCGGATCCAGAAGGAATCAAAGGACTATCTGCTGAATGTTGATGTTGACGAGTACGTCGCCGCATTGGAGAGCGCTTACCGTGTAGAGCCACTCATCGTCCAGTTTGACGCTCCAACAATCGTCAGCGACACAGCGGCTGGAATTCCAGTTCCGCGCGAGGGTGGCGACGGCGCGCCAAACATCGTCGCTGGTCATCTCATTAGAGTCGCTATTCCGTACTCTGGTGCTGAGGGGCTATGGCTTACACGCGGCGACACAGTTGCACTTCAGACAATACGCGGCGAGATCGCCGATGACGAGGTGATATTTTCGTATCAGTTCTTGAAGTCGTTTACGTCTGAAGATTTGACCAAAGCGGTTCAGCGAACGCTCGCCGGCGTTGCCGTCAACATTGAGGCAATCAATCGCGAAGTCACCGCCTTTAACTCATCTCTGTCTTCATTCACTCGAGGTGAAGTTGAAGGCAGACTCACAGGCATGCTGGAGCATGAAGCAAAACTCGCCGCCACAGGGTTTCGTCGCCGCTCCGACACTGTTGCGACCTACAGCACGCCCATTCAGCGCCGAAAACGGATTACTCCCAAGCCACAGATTAGCTCCACAATTCACATCCCTGACCCTACTCTCCAATCCGCCATGTATGAAGAGGTTTTGCAGACGATCGAGTCAGCCACAAAGGTTCTCGAACGCAGTCCCCGAACGTTTCACGCTTTCGAAGAAGAGCAACTCCGCGACATCCTGCTCGTGCTGCTTAATAACCTCTATGAGGGATCGGTGACAGGGGAGACCTTCAACGGTGCTGGAAAGACGGACATTCTTGTTCGCCACGGCGCTGGTAATCTCTTCATCGGTGAGTGCAAGGTCTGGAAAGGCAGCAAGAAGCTCATAGAAGCCGTCGATCAGTTGCTCGGTTATGTTACGTGGCGCGACACCAAGACTGCCATCATCGTTTTTAACAAGGATGTGGGATTGTCATCGGTGCTCCGAAGCATTCCTGAAGTCATGACGACGCATCCGCAGTTCAAAGCCGATCATGGGCAAACTGGGGAATCCTCGTTCCGTTATACGTTCAAGCAGAAGCATGATCCCGAGCGAGAGGTGACAATCACGGTTCTTGCGTTCACCGTACCCAATCCAGCTAAGCAGGATGATTAGACAGGCAATGACGTTGTTAGATGTTGTGTTCTTGCAACGTCATTGCGCTCGTCTTCACACTCTCCGAGCTCGCTCTGCGCCATGACCGCGCTCAGCGGCAGCGTCTTTCCGTCCCAATGCTGCTGGATGCCGAGTTTCGCCAACGCATCGAGCACGGCAGCCATGCTGCGTCTCACTGGGTAGTACGCCTGCTTGTGGAACTCGCGCGCGTTGTTCCCGTATTTGTGTGTCACGCCGTCACCTCTCCCATCGCCACGGCCAGCGGTGCCCGTCGCAAGCCCCTGCCCCAGCGTGGATCGTCGGTCTCCATCACAAAATCTGCGAGCGCCACCTTACCCGCCTTCCACTCGCGATGAGCGCCGGGCCCGAGAATCGCCAGCTGCAAATCTTCCGGTTGCTCGTCAAACCACTCCTCGCCCGTCTGTGGCTTCTGATCGCTCGGTGGTTCCACTCCGAACGACTGGACGCAGCGGCAGTTGGCGTGCGAGTCAAGCGACTCTTCCAGCGTATGCCACGTGCCGTGCATCGACAGGCAGACGACGCAGGGTGGCGGGTCTGCGCCGATCTCAGCGGTCCACGTCCAGCCAGCGCGCGGCTCTCTCCCGAGACTCTCGCGAGCCTGCGCCATGCTGCCGCCACGATAGGCGCGGCTCACTTCCGACCGGCTGATCGTCAGCGCCCGCGCCATGCTGCCGCCCAGACCATTGCGCGCGCGCTGCCGGATGTCGGACGGGTCCAGCCCTTCACGGAAGCCAGCCGCGATGCCCAGCACCGTCCGCACTCGCGCGCCTCTGGCCAGTGTCCCCAGTAGTGACTGAACAGTCCTGCCGTCCGGTAACAGTCCGACGTAGCCCACCAGCGCGGCCGTGTCGATCGCTGAATCGGCTGACAACCCCAGCATCGCCAGCGTTGCGTCGCGGCCGAGAATGGCTCCGACTGCCTGCAATTGCAGGATCCGTGGCCCGAGCTCTTGCACGATCGCGCCAACGCCGCGTGTGACGCGCTCTCCGATCGCCAGGGTCGCGGCGTCACGAATGACCGACGCCGGCGACACTTCATCATCGCCCGCATAGGCGATCACCGTAGCGATGGCGGCTTCCACGTCAGCGGCTATGTCGTCCCACAGTGCCGCGTAGCGCCGGCGCACGATCGCCTCAATCGTGTTTTCCTGCTTCGTGAGCTTGCGTCGATATTCCTGGGCGACCTCGATTGCGTCCGGCATGCCCTATTCCCTCCGCAGCGCCTGCTCTAGCAACCGCTGCGCTTCGTCGTCGGCCGGGTTGTCGAGCGTCTCTCCAGCGGCTTCGCCGGAATCGAACTCGGCCAGCATCGCGCGAGCGTCCTTTTCGGCGATGCCGTCCTCGATCAGCAACGCCTCATTCGTCCAGCCGTACTGCTGGCGCTTGATCGCTGCTTCGGCGCGGGTCTTGTCAACTTCAGCGCGCTCCTCATCGGACAGCGGGATGATTTCGCGCTCACGGAATGAATGATCCAGCTGCCCGTCCTCGAAGCGTCCGAGCTTCTCGAACCCTCGCAGGCGGTGGTGCGCTCCGATCGTGCAGGCCATCTGCTGACCGCGCACCAATACGCCCTCACCGTTGCCACGGGCTTCTTCGGCGTTCGCGATTGCCGGAATGAGCATGTACCGAATGGCCTTGCCTGACAGGTCGGTCGCCTCAGAGACTCGGTAGTAGCCCAACTCCGGCAGGTCGGTCGTCTGCAGGTGCTCGATGTGTGCAGCCAGCACCTGTCGATGCGCGTCGTATGGCAGGTTCGCGATACTCGGCCGCATGTCCCAGCCGCTCGGTAGCGCGTACATGCGCTGTCCGCCGACCGTCATTTCATTGTCGCTGTTGATGTTCAGCATCGGTGGCCGAAGCGGCTTGCCGTTCTCGTCAGTCAGGTTCGAGAAGAGCACGAGGTCGGCGCGGTTGTACTGGAACATCAGGTTATGGAGTCGCGTTGCCATCCGGCTCGCCTCGTGGGCCTTCACCAGAGCCGGGATGATCCGTGCATCGCCGCGCTTGTTCCCCAGGTCGATGTGCTTGCCGTGGACGAATGGGATGAAGTCGAAGCCGAACGATTCGATCGCCTTTTCGGTCTTTGGCTTGCCCAGATCGACGATCTCGCGCTCCAGCCCGAGATCGTGTTCCCAGACGCGATAGGTTCCGGCTCGCTTGTCCCAGACTTCGGTGTGGATGTACTCAACGAGCTTGTCAGCCTCACGCCGTTCGCTCGGCACGTCCAGTCGGATGTACGTCAGGTAGTTGCGTTCGTCGACGTCGAAGTCGGTGACGTTATCAGCCTTGATGAGTTGCATGAATACACGATCGACCTTGCCCTGCCGGTCGCTATGCGTCGCGACCTTGATGAAGGAGTCACCAAGCATCGCGTCGTTGCGGGCGTACACCTGCTTCTGCGCACCCCAGTTGGACCACTGCCAGATCTGATGGATTGCGGCGATCAGGTCGTCGGGATTGTCCACATGCTCAGGGACGTCGATCGGCAACGCCTGTGGCAGCGCGCCGGGCCACATCGTCGCGGCATAGAACTCCACGACAGCCTTCGTCGGGTTGCGCAAGCCGATTGTGACCTGCTCGCCGCCGGCGTCATCGGTGGCCATGTCGTTGTAGTACAGCGCCCGTAGCAGATCGTAGTGTGCACGCGGCGATGCTGGACCCTGTCGGCCCAGCGCGGACGCGATCAAAGCATCGTACTGTGCCCCATCATTCCCGAGCATCTCTTCCATCGCACCGACAACGCGCGTCCAGAACGTCACAGAACCACCTGCCCTTCGTTGATGCGTTGCTCGAATCCGTGTTCCAGTTCCTGCCCTAGCTCTGTGAGTGCCCCGCTCAATGCGTCGACCTGGTCATCGTGTGCAGCCGTCGGGAAGTCGAAGATCTCGCGCTCGAAGTCGCGTAGCCACGGCACCGACTCATGCGGGTACGGCAGCTTCACCATCCCGTATTTGCACCATGAGGCGACGCCGCGAGCGCGCATCGGCTTCGCGCCCTTCGGGGACTTGCGATAGAGGATGCGTTGCAGCCAGTCGGGAGCCTGTGCATCGAGCGTCTGGTATGCCTGCCGACCGGAGCTGGCGTACTCGATGTCCACCACCTGCAGCTTGCCGTCATGGTTGTGCTTGATTGCTGTCTCGACGATCAGGTTGAGCAGATCGGGATACAGCACGCGCTTGCGGATGACGTCCACGACACGAACCGTGTAGTCCGGCATCAGGTCCAGCACAACGCCGGCTGTGTAGTCGGCGCTATCGCTGTCTTCCTCGGCGGTGTCCCAGAAGATGACTCTGCCGACCGGTTCCCAGCGTTCGGTCGGGTCGTAGCGGTTCTTGCCCTTCCACCACTCGGCCAGATAGACCGCGCCGCCGGCCGGTTGCGGCATGCCCTGATACAGCGCCATGAAACCGCGCGGGTTATCGATTTCGGTGCGCCGCAGCCGTTCGACAGGAAACCGCTCCGGCCAGAGCGCCTCGCCCGGTTCACGGCCGGCCGGGTCGTTGTCCAGCGCGATCGCGGGAAGGTGCAGCACCTTCCAGTTGGGTGCGTCTTCGGAGTCGAGGATCCTGCCAGCCAGATCATCGAGATGCCAGCGTGTCTGGATGAGGACGAGCTTCGCATTTGGCCCGCGCCGCGTGAGCAGGTCGTCGTTGTACCAGTCCCAGGTTTTCTCGCGCATAACGGACGAGTCGGCGTCTTCGCGGTTGCGGATCGGATCGTCGATGACAATCCAGTCGCCACCCTTGCCGGCGATACCCGACTGGACGCCAGCAGCTCGAACAATGACGCCGTCGGTCGTGCGGAACTCCCCAGCGGCGCGCTGGTCCGGCGCGAGCACGCCTTCGCGCCAGCAGATGTTACGAATCGCGCGTGTGAACTTCGTCGCGAGTGACAGGTTGTAGGCAGCGATGAGGATCTCGCGATAACGATCGCTTTCCATGATCGCCTTGTAGGCGCTGGCGCGGATCGTGACCGTCTCGCTCTTGGAGTGCCGAGGCGGCATGAAGATCATCAGCTGGTCATAGTCGTCGTTGTCGAGCCCTCGGAGAGCCTCGAAGATGGCGCGATGCTGTGCGGCGTTCCAGACGTAGGTCGGCCAATGGCTCTTGACCCACGCCTCGAATCCCTGCTTGTCAGGTGCGTCGTCCTTGTCCGGCGCGATCCCGTCAAGGAGTCGACTGACCGACAATTCGGCTAAGGTCGGCTTCGATTGCCGCAAGAATCCCACGGTCACGGACGTTTCGCCTGACTGCTTCCTGTACCGCTGCTACCAGCGTCATTGCCTGCTCGATCGTCAGGACCTGCTGCATCTTTTCGAGCCGCTTCAGTTCCGACTCCACGAGCTTCCGCCGCCGCTCGATCAGCCCCATCACTTCGGCCCACGCAGCCGCATCCGTAACACCGCGCCCGATGAGCGACTCCAGGTCGTTCAGCGCCCACTCAGTGCGATCCTCGTCTCCAAGCCGCCGCGCTGACTGGAAGTCCTCCCAGGCTTTGAAGAGCGCCGTCCAGAGGCTGCCCGCCTCGCCGGTGTCCACCCGCCCCAGCACGTCTTCCAGTCGCGCATCGACGAGCGCGATGTCGCCGCGCAGTGCTTCGAGCTGCGGATCCGCCAGGGACTCTGCGTAGCGCGCGCGCATGCGTTCCGGCATGACGCTGCTGTAGCGACCGTGCTTGAACTGCGGCAGCGCCGCGCCAGTCGGTGTAGCGCCACCGTGCATCCGGCAGCGCTTCTTCCCCAGCATCGGTGGGTTCTTGCAGGTGCCTCCACTTTTCGTCTTGGCACCGCAAATTGCATGGGGGTTCCCATCGTGCAT